TCAAGCCGCCAGTGTGTCACGCAACCGGAAGCCCAGCAGTTCCCAGACCCTCTCGACGGCTACAGCCCGGGCCGCTTCCCGGCCCTTGCCCGCGTCATGCTGCGCCCGGTCGATTGCGCCGTAATTCACGCCCAGCACCTTCGCGCCGTTGCGCAGCACCAGCGTGCAGATCGTGACTTGATCCAGGTTCGTCCAAGCGGCGGGCCGCGTCCCCATTTCGGACTGGCCGAGCACACCATCGGCTGCGGTGAAATAGAACTCGGCGGCAATCTCGGCCTCGATGTCATCCGGCGTCACGCGCGGCGCCTTGTTGGCCTTGGCCTGGATCTCGCGCTCCAGGGAGTCAGGGCCGGGGTCAACCACGGGGAGCGTGATGGATTCGGCGCCGAATGCTTCGATGCGCTCGGCCAGGATGGCGCTGTAGTCCTTCATGGCCTCCTCCTGGCAAACGAGGCGGCCGCGCTCGCCCTCATCCTGAACGATGGTCGAGAACTTTTCGGAACTGATGAACGCGGTCAGCTTCTGCAGCTTGTCGTCGAGTTCGCGCTTTTCGTCCAGCACGCGCTGCTGGTGGGGTGCAAGTTGTGTCATGGTGATGTGCTCAATGTGGTGCCGCCATCCGGGCGGCGCGGGTTCTTGGTTGGCCATGCGTCGCGAATCAGCGCGGCGTCAGCGGAATGCCCATCAGCCGCTCGCGCGATGTCCGCACCACGCTCTGCCAGTCGTCCACCTCGATCTGCCAGCTCTTGGAGTACGGCTGTGCAGGTGCTGGCGTACTGAGCGAGGGCGGGCTTGGCAGCTCCAGCGATGCGTTCGGGGAGGCCGGCAAAGTCGCCCCGCAGCCCTGCAGTAGTGCCGCGCAAATCGCGCAGGCTCCGATCAAGGTCCTGCTGTGCGGCCGCGTTGCGCTGGCCCGTGGCTTGGAAGTTGGCGAGTGCATCGTTCAGTCCTTTCTGGAATCCGGCCATGTCCTTCACGGCCTGCTGCGCGCCCTGCAGTTCGGTGCTGGTCTGCTGGTGCTTGAGCTTTTCGATCTGCAACCCGTAGTGCTGGGCCTGGACCCAGAAGACACTGGCTCCGGCGATGAGCGCGGCCAGCAGGTGGGTGATAAGGGTGAGGTTCATGTGCGGTCCTCCTGGGGCCATGCACCCCAGCCCCACGCCTGCTTGTCATCGGTCGGATGCTTGTCGGTGCGGGGCCGCGCTGGCGTGTTCCACGACCGACCTTTGACCGTCCACAGCGGCCGCCATCCGGTCGCCCGCAAGCTCCCGCCATCTTCGGACGCCAGGATGTAGGTCAGGCCACGTCGGTAGCCCTTGGCCTCAGCCACCCGGCGTGAAGCCGCGTAGAGCATGCTGCAGGCGTTCGGCGTGCCATCGGTGCACAGCCGCGTTACCTCGCACGTAAGGCCATCATCGAGCGCTCGCGCCACTGGGCGGCCGACGACTGCGACTCCGACCAGTTCACCCGCGTCATCATGGGCCGCCTGCCACCAGAGCGCGCCCACTGGCACGCCGTGATGCCGATGGTGATGGCGGATGAACTCGCCTGCATCTTGTTTGGTGATGGGGCGCAACTCAATCACAGCCAGCTCCTCCACCAGTACCACCACATAGCGATCAGGATGGGGTTCACGACATGCCCCCAGCAACGCGCCACTCGCGGCAAATCTCGTCGTTGGAGTCGCCGCGCAGCTGCAGGCCCGGCAAGACCGTGGACACCCCGCGCACCGTGCCCTTGTTCCAGCGCGGGTTCTCGCGGCAGGCCCCTTCCAGATCACCGGAATTCGCCTTGCGCCGCATGGTGCTGGTGGACAGGTTCTCCGCGCCCTTGTTGTGCACGAAGTCGATGAACGCGCCTTGGGCGAACGGGTCGTAGGCTGGCCAGTACCGCAGCAGCGCCTGCGCCTCGCGCTCGGACTGCAGGTAGCGCTTGCGCTCCAGCAGGTAGCAGTCGCTCGGGCTGTACCAGCGGCCCTCCACTACGCCCTCGCCCGTGATTCCGTTGCAGACCGTGAGCGGCTGGCCCTTACCCAGCTTGTCCATGTACGGCGTGCCAATGTGCTTACCGCTGGATTCGTAGTAGGCACCCATGACCATGGCCACCTTCACGCCAGCGCTCGTAGCGGGGTCAGTGGCCACGGCCTGCACGTACTCATCGCGCAGCGCCTCGTCGGTGGTCTGCGTGGCCCAGTAGCCGCCTGTGGCGAGTCCAGCGCCGATCACCAGGGCGGCCAGCCGTGATGCCAGCCAGGGAGGAACCTTGGAGGTCATTCGTCCGCCTCCATGCCATCAATTACCCCCAGGTCCGCATCGGCATGGAACACCGGCCGCCCAGAAGTCCGCATCAACTGCATGCGCAAGCTGCGCTCTTCCTCGCGCCTGTCCACCTCCAGGTTCAAGCGCGCATTCAGTTCAACCTGCCGCTTGTTGGCTTGGTGCTTGTAATACCAGGTGATCAACAAGCCGATGATGGCGACGGCGGCACCGACGTAGGCGGCAATATCCGTCGCTGAGAGCTTGCCCGCCACGGCCATCGAGCCGCCAATGATCGTGGCCTTGTTACCAGCGGCTCCGATGGCTTCGAGGGTTTCGGTTTTCATGGCCCGAATGATTCCGGGTCGGGCTCGCAACGTCGAACCCTATACGGGGGCGGCCTCTGCGGGCGTCTGCTCCACCCCGGGGAATTCATCACGCCGCGGCAGTCCATCTTCGCGCGTGGGCAGCGTGCTCCAGCTCGCCGTAGCCTTGAGCACGGTACCCGGCAGCGCGTACCACGCCTGGGGCGCGTAAATGCCACTGAACACGTTCGCCACTTCGTAGCCCCAGGCCCGGCGCAGCTTCCAGCCGAAGGCCAGTTCCGTATCCGCGATGAGTTGCCATGCTGCGCCGCTCTTGAGCACCACCACGGATGTTCGGCCTTGCTTGCCGCGCCAAATCTTGTGCCCCTCGGCTTCATCGACCGGGTACCCCAGCCGGTAGGCAAGGCCTGCGCCGCCGTTGCGCCGATACCAGGCGCGCACGGCAGCTTGGCTGCGCGGGTGGTTTCCCGGCGCCCAGTAGCAGGCGGCCACGGCTTCGCGGTATTCGTCGCTCGCCGGGTCGGGGTTGAGCCAGCAGTGCGGCACTGGGCGGCCCGGCATGCCGTCCCAGGGCACGTCATCGCCGTGGGCCGTGACGTTCAGCACGGGCTCGATATCCCAGTCCGCGAGGTCCGGTCGCACTTCAATGAGTCGGTCGGTTTCCCACGCGACCAGGCGGGCAATCTCGCCCGCGTGCAGCAGGCGCACCTTCCACTTGGCCCATGTGAGGCCCTTGCACCGGGCCTTGCATTCGGCCAGCGATGCTGCCGCTTGGGCGCGCAGTTCTGGCGGCACGCCCACGATGGTCAGGTATCGGTCCGCGCTCATGGCAGTTCCCCGGGTTGGATGGGTGCGCCCAAGATTTCCGCGGCGCGGCCCGTGGCAAGCAGGCCCAGGGCTTCGAGGGTTTGCACGCCGGCCACGGTGTCGGCGTCGGCCAGGTCGATGTACGTTGCCGCGGCCTGATCCGCCAGCGTGGCGCGCAGCGCTGCGGCCAGCAGGCGCTGGGCGTCGGTCTGCTCAGGGCGGTCCACGGCCGCCCATTCGATGGCAGCGCGCTCGGCAGGGGTGAAGCGGCGGCGGAAGGCGAGCACCGAGACGCGGCGCTGCCCGGCGGCGGGCTGCTGTTCTTGCGCGCTTGGTGCAATGAACCGCGTACCGTCCCACTCCCACCCGATACCTACGCCCAGAGACTGTTCCTGCACTGTATCCAGTGGCTCGATGTGATCCCAGTCCGCCCCGATGCTCCCGATAAATTTCGCGTCGGCCACGATGACGTTTTCAACGCGGCCCGCATTGATGAGTGCGTATTCCATGAGCCCTCCTACTCGTACCACCAGATGCGAACGAATCCCGATGCGCCTGCGCCCCCATTGCCGCCGGTGCTAGAGCCTGCGCCGCCACCACCGCCAGAACCTGTATTGGCTACGGCATTGCCTCCTGCGATGGAGGCAAGGTTGCCGCCATCACCGGCACCTGCCGTCCCATTGCCGCCAGCCGCCAGCCGACCGCCGCCGCCGCCGCCGCCGCCGTAGCCGCCAATGCCGCCGCCGCCATGGCCGCCTGCGGTAGTTGTCAAGCCACCAGCGCCGCCGGGAAAACCAATCGTCCCGGCCCCTCCGCCATAAGAGGTTCCCTCTGGCCTATTCCCGGGGCCTCCGCTCCCGCCGCCGCCGCCGCCGCCATACGTTGATCCCGTGGTGAAGCCACCGCCGCCGCAAGCGCCTGCAGAAGACGTGCTGCCACTTGCACCACCGCCACCGCCTGCAGATACGTAGCTGCCGACAGAGCTATCTCCACCGTTGGAGCCATTGACCCCCGCGACCGTTGAACCCGCTCCACCTGCGCCTACAACCACGCTGGTAGAACCACTCACGGTAATCGGCAGCACCAGCGGAAACCCGCCGCCACCACCACCCCCGCCAGAGCCGTTTGAAGCCGCTCCATGGCCGCCACCACCGCCGCCGCCGAGGATGAGCGCCCAGCACTGACCACCATTGGCGAGAAGCTGCGCACTCGGCGTGAACGTGCGAGACGATTTGAATTCTTCGTAGCGAAGCTTGCCGATTCCTTCGGCGGCCTGGCGCGCCCTGCGGGCCTCGTTGTAGGTAATGGGGTCGAAGTTCATCTTTCACACCTCCTCAGCGTTCATCCCGGAGACACTGCCGTCTGGGTTGTAGGAGTAGGTCTCGGTGCGGGTAAGGCCGCCGTGCGGGTAGCTCACGGTGTGCACCGTGCCGTCGGTGTTGTAGGTGATGGTGGTGGTCACGCTGTCTTCGGTCACCGTGTCCACCGTGCCGTCTGCGTTGTAGGTAATGGTCAGGGCGTCCACGGGGGCAGCGCCGGGAAGTGAGTCCCCGGCAGGCAGTTGCCTGCGTTTGCCGTCGATCATCACCAGGGGCCTGCGCGTCGCCATCGGAACCTCTTACAGAATCACGTAGCTGTCGTCATTCGTGATCAGCTCGGTGGCGCTCTTGGCCTTGCCGATGTACTGGCTGATCTTGTTGGCGTTGCCGCTGTCGGTTTCATCCAGCGGCGTGTCGATGACGCCACCTGCGGTGCCTAGCCAGTATTCGGCGCCAGGGGTCAGGCCGGTCAGCTCGCTGTTCGTGCCGTCCATCGGGTAGACCGTGGCATCGGCGGACGAGGACACGGCGTCGAGCACGTAGCCATCGGCCGGGCGGCCATTGCTGTTGTCGGCCAGGCGCACTTTCACGTCGCCAGAATCGCTCCAGATGTTGACGAGGTTCCCGGCGCTCAGCGCTTCGCTGGCGGGGATGATTTGCGTGTCGGCGCCGATGCCGGCGGGCATCATGGACATATCCCATTTGCCGTCCGGGCCAAGCGCGCCCACTTTTCCGGCATCCGCCGCGCCAGCGCTGGTGGTCTTCGCTTCGACCTGTTTGGTCTTGCCCGACACGCGGGCGAGGAATCGTTGGGCCATAGTTCAGTCCTCCTGAAAAATAGGGTCTTGGATGTCAAGAAAAAGCCGCGTGGGAGAGACGGCGTAACCCACCAGCACGTCCGTTGTGCCGCTGGGGGGAATCTGTGTCAGCGCCCCTGCTGCGCCCAGCCACACACGGCCGGGCGTCCAGTTCCAGGCGCTGTCGTCCACCGGGCCACTGCGCTGCACGGTCACGTCGCCCGCGCCGGGGGCGGCGGTCAACGTCAGGCCGCTGATCAGGTCAAGGTGGGCATCGTCGTCGGGGTCGAGCGGGTAGACCGCGCCAGCGGCGTTTTCCCACACGATGCGCAGCGCGGACAACGGGGCGTCGGCATGCCGCACGAACGCCGCGCCGCCCGCAGGGCCGGGGACGCCCTGCAGCCCACGCGGCCCCGGAACCCCGCGCGTGACCACCACTTGCGGCGGCATCGGCTGCGACACGACAACAGTCGGGCCACCAGGCCGCGTTACGACCACAGAGCGGTCCCGCTGGATGACGACAGCGGTGGGCTCTGCTTTCACGATCACGTCGGTCACGGCGCCTGCCTCCACGGGCGAAGCTCGACCGGCAATTCGTACTGCGGCTCCTTCTCGCCGTTGGGCCGCGTCACGGTCACCCGCACCATGCACTGTGTCCACGCGGGGGGCTTGTCGCCGTAGGGCAGCGCCGCGGTTTCCTCATCCGTGAGCTTGAAGCGCATCCGCGCCCCATTCAGCACGATCTGGTCATCAGCCGTCGTCATGACCAGCAGCACCTCGCCCGAGCCGCACTCGCGCAGGAACTCGGCCACGGCTGAACAGCCGGTGTAGTCCTCATACGTGATGTCGCTGTCGGGCACAGAGGCGCCGCTGCAGGCGTTCACGAGCTGACCGCATTCCTCCCGCACCTTGTAGGGCACGGTGGCGCGCTCAAGATCGGCATCCCAGGTGGTTCCCCGGAAGATCGGCGGCAGGGAAAGGCTGGCCGGTGTGGTCATGCCCAGCAGTGTTCCCGCTGCCGGGCGGATGGTCTAACCCTATACGGGGGTTACAGCGCAACGCTGGAAGACATGGTATTGCTCATGCCTGCACTGATAGCGTTGAGCGACGCGGAAACCGCGTCAGCCGCCATCTTCGACTTCGCCAGCGCCACATCCACCCGCATGCGCGCCGTCTCACTCCTGGCGCGCAGGTTCGCTTCGGCGGCGCTCTGGTGCAGCTGCGCGTCGGTGATCGACAGCCGCACGAACGGATCCAGCGCCGCGCTCTGCGCCTGGTACAGCGCCACCAGCGTGCGCGCAGCCTCGTTCTTGAGCCCGCTCATCGAGGTAGCCATCTGCATGGCTATCTGCGGCCCCATCATCACCGTCTTGACGTACTCGCCCACGGCATTGAGCGCCTGTCCGAACAGGTCGCCCACCGTCTTGATGGCGAAGCGCACGTTCTCGATCTCGGTGTCAAAGCTCTTGATTGCAATGTCCCGGCTCTGCTCGGCCAGCTTGTCGCGGCTGTCCTGGCGGATCGCGGCGATGTCGTTGAGCATGGCGCCGGGCGGCAGCGGCCAGCCCGCTCGGGCGTATTTCTCCGTGGCGCTGGCCGTATCGCGGTCGGCCTGCTTCAATATGCGTGCGCGGCCGCGCTCCCACAGCGCCGCCTCCACGCCCGTGTTGATGCCCGTGCCGCCCTGGGTAATCGCGCGCTTGCACCACGCCAACGCCGCTCCGAACACGTCCATGTCCGGGAACGCGATGCCCAGGATGTCCTGGAACGCCTGGTCGATCCTGGCCGACAACTGTGCGTTCGTGGAGTTGAAATACGCCATCACCGCATTCGGGTCATCGAACGTCAGGTTCTTCGGCGGATCCACCTTGTCGAGCGTCTTGTCCAAGTTGGCCGGGAGCATCTGCGGCGCGGTGCCGATGTCCGCCTGCGCGTCGTCGCTGAAATCGTAGGACTGCCGATACCAGTCCTGCGCCAGCACCCACTTGGCGTTCAGGATCAGATTGGTGTAGAGCGCCGGGCCGCTCAGCCCATCGGTCGGGAGCAGGTCTCCAGTAGCCATCGTCAAATCCTCCGCGCCGACTCGGCGATCATGAAGCGCACGGCGTCCACCTCGAAGGGTGCACCGCCGCAGTTGTAGAAAGTGGGCATCACGTAGCTGCTGCGCAGCCCTCGGCCCAGGTCGAAACGCAGCTCGCGCATGGAGCGCCCGTGCCCACGAGCGGGATAGCGGAAGATGGCTGGGCCGCCGCCCAGCAGGGCCTGCAGCTCCAGGCGCATGCCACCCGCCGCAGCGCCCAGGTAGCAGTAGGTCACGGTCTTGATCTGCGGGCTGCCGAAGTCCATCTGCCCCAGGCCGAAGCTGGCCTCGATGGGCTGGCCCGCGTCGTCCTCGCCTTCGAGCAGGTGCAGCCCGTCCTCGCTCGCGCCGTAGTACCGCCCACCGATCTTCGCCACGCTGTTGAACGGGTAGTTCTCGTACTGCGTGGTGCCACCCGGCTTGCCGCCCGTGATGTTCAGCGCGAACACTTCGTTCAGGCTGGAGAGCACGCCGCCGAGGCTTCCGCCCATGAGCAGCGTCATGGGCACCGTGGCCAGCACCGTCTCGGCCTGCACGTCGATGCTTCCGCCCACGAGCAGCGTCATCGCCACCGTGCTCAGCGTCACCTCGGCGTAGGCATCCATGCTGCCCGAGAGCACGGCCTTCATGGGCTTGGTGGGCAGCGTCACGATGCCGTGCACCCCCGAACGCCCCACGATCAGCAGCGGGCTGGGGTCGAAGGGCAGTTCGTCCAAGGGCCAGTTGCGCGCCCGCATCAAGAGCCCTGGCAGCGTAAGCGAGAGGCGCCCCAGCGGCTTGTCCGCCAGCACGGCGGATGGCTGCGGGAGCGACAGGGCCAGTTGCCCCACGATCCCCGTCAACCCGTACAGCGACGGTGCCACGGGCGGGAGCACCAGGTTCAGCATGGCGAACGCGGGCGCAGCCATCGCCTCATCGCCCATCGCCAGCCCCGGCTGGGGCAGGCCCAGGCGCAGCACTCCGCCCGTGCCCTGGCGCGCGGCCAGGCAGACAGGCGGCAGGGTCAGCGTCAGCGTGCCCGTCACTTCTGTTGCCTCGGGCGCGCTCAGCACGGGGTCGAAGATCTCGTCGTCGCCCGAGTACAACGCAGCCTGCAGCCACAGCGGATCATCGCCACCGTCGGCCGATGACGTATAGACCACGGTGCCGTCGATGGCGTACGTGACCACGCCGTCCACGCGGCTGATCTTGAACTCCGTGTCGTTGCCGTAGGGGTAGGTGCCAGTCTTGAAGCTCCCGCGCTCGACCACCTTGGCCGCGCCGCGCGCGAGATACCAGCCGAAGCGGATGGTGGCGCCCGTGTAGTTCAGCGGCTCTTCGTAGCTGTTGAGGCCGCAGATCGCGCCGATGTTGGAGGCACCCGCATGGAACGTGGCCTGGCTGTCACCCGTGACGAACAGCAGCGAGCGGGCGCCGGAATCCCAGCCCAGGTGGTAGTCCGTCTTGTCCGGGGACGCCGGAATGTACTGCTGCCCCGGGTCCGCAGGGTAGTGCACGGGCACTTGCTCGTTCCAGCACGAGTAGGCCACTGGGCGGCCGTTGTCGTCCACGTACCCATAGGTCACCTCCTCGCGGGTGACGGTGTAGTCCTCGTCATTGACAGAGAACGCCGTACCGCCACCGCCGCCGCTGCCGACCAGGCCCCAATGCCCGCCCTTGTATCCGCACACCTTCTGCGTGACATAGCCCGTGCGCGCGGGCTGTGGCGCGCGGTACGGCTGTCCCCCTGCCCCGGGGGTGAACGTCTTGGACTTGATGAGCTGGTTCGCCATAGTCGTGCTCTAGTTCGGCGCGGGGACACGCGCGTCCGTGATCCACGGCGCACCGGGCGCGGGATTGCCGGGCAACTGGATGACGCTCTCGAAGTCGTTCAGGCGCGCTACCCCGTCCTCCACGAACAGGTCCGCGTCGATGTCGATGGAGGCCCAGCGCTCCCACGTTGCTCCGAGATCGCGCGAGGCATAGACCGAGTAGCCCTCGAAGTCCGCGAACACCGCGCAGCCGACGGTGTTCTTGTCGATGGCAAAAATCGGCCCCGTCTGCCCGGCCGTCCACGGCATCGTGCCCTTGTGCACGGCATCGCTGCCGTCCGCCGTGAACCAGCACTCCACGGCCAGGTCGAAGGGTTGCGGCAGCAACGGCGTGCCAGACCGCCAGGGCGTCTTGAGCGTGAACAGCACCCCCCCAGCAATGGGAATCGCCGTGCCGATGTAGTCGTGGTACCCCAGGGCCGGACCCTCGGCGAGCACGGCCTTGCCCGTCACGGTGCGAGCCGCCGTGTCGATCTCGATCAGCTTGATGCGGCACCAGGGATTCGACCCGCCCAGCCAGCCGGAGCGGTGGTAGGCCACCGTGCACCCGATGGAGCGCGTGCGTGTGATCGGCACCACGAAACGCGGAATGGCTTCGACAATCCCCGCCCACGATCCAGACTCGCGCGGACCCTCCCCTTCATCGAACAGGCCCTGCGGGTACAGGGGCGGGCTCCACGTCAGGCCGCCGTCGCTGCCGAATACCATCATGAGGCCGGAGTAGTTTCCCGTCACGGTCGCCGGGTAGCTCTCTGTGTAGGCGAACGCCACCCGGCCCGCGGGGCTGGTGACGAAGGGGATGAAGGCCCGCTTGTACCCGGGCGTGTCCGGCAGCGGGTCCGGCACCGGCCGCACTGTCGTGATGGCATCCCCCCGGCCATGCAGGTAGAAGAACTCCGACGTGTTGTCGCCGCGCGGCCCCACGAAGCCGAAGCCCGCCGTGAGCTGCGTTCCGTCCGCCAGCACCGTGGGCGGGCACGTTGGCAGCCACATGGGGGAGCCATCGACGCCCGCCGCGAGGTTGGTCCACACCTGGTACTCGAGCGTGCGCTCGAAGTCCGCGCCGTTCCTGGTCTTGTCCACCGCTATCGTGCGCGTCACGTAGTTCCCGTCCGCGCCGACCACGCCGCCCGAGTCGATCAGGGACTGCGTGGCGCCCCACCCTCGCGCAAATTGCAACAGGCGCCGGGGGATGTCACCCGTGCTCGCCGTGGTGCCGCCCGTAAGCCCGCCGTCGCCAGCCAGCACGCCACGCGGGTCGAAGTTGCCCTGCAGCTGGTAGGCGCGCAGAGCATCCACCCGGCGATCATCGCCCACCATGCCCAGGCTGAGGAAGGTGCTCTGCTGGGCGCTGGCCTGTTGCGCGGGCGTCACGTACAGCCGCCCGCCCGCCTTCCTCGACACCGATCCGTCCACGTTCCTGCGGTGCAGGTACGGCGTTCCCAGCGTGTCGAGAAAGCGCGCTTGGCGCTCGCCCTCCATGCTGGGCGGGATGCTGGTCTGGTGCGGGAACTTGGTGTAGTCCATCACAGCACTTCCACGCACCCGGCCCGCTGGGTCCAGAAGGCCTCTGGCGTGACGATGGGGTCATCCAGCACACCGTCGTAGAACACGTCGATGATGGATTCACCGCCAGTCGTGTGGTCGAAGTCATTGGGCGTGGCACCGAAAGCCGTGGGTACGAGCGCTGCAATGGAGGACTCCACATCGCCCGCAAAATCCTCCGCGACGTAGAGGCGCAGGTCCACAGAGCCCAGCACCACGCCATCAACCACGACGCGCATCACGCCGTTCTCGAACCGCATGGAGAGCGTATCGAAGTCAGGCGGCAGCGCTATCTCTATCTGGGCGGTCCCACCGGAATCCCAGGTTCCACCTTCCCAAACGCGGAACATGAGTTCCGGGAAGATGCTTGTCGAGTACGTGAACACGATGCCGTCACCGGCAGCGTTCCACAGGCCAATGCTTGCGCTCGTCGCATCGGGGGCAATGCGCATCTCGCAGGTAGGGGCAGGCGCTGGCGCCTCGTCATCCCACGATGGCGGCGCACCTGCGTCCCCGCCAACACCGATGGCCCACGGGTCATCTTCGGAGTGCACCACCAGCAGGCCGGAGCCAGTGAGGTGCATGAGCGGGAACCCGGCATCGGCCTGCAGTTCGCCGTCTTTGATGAGGTACACGCCCATCACCCGCCTCTTACATGCTCGACGGCACCGTGGCCGAGGCAGCTTCGATGGTCTGCGGCGCACCAGCGACCATGGCCGGAAAAGACAGCGCCAAGTCGGCGGCCGGGTCGGACACCAGGCCCACCTTGCCCTGAATACGAACAGCCGTGGTGCTGGCCGTACCGTCATCGTCGGGGAGCTGGTAACGAAAGAACACGGTCGTGCCCGTGGCAACCGCCGTGGCGCTCCACACATCGCCCGAAGGCTTGGAGACGGAACCGCCCGCAGGCGCGCCCCAGGCCAGCGGCGTGCCGTCTCCGCCCTTGCTGTAGGTCGCCAGCAGCGTAGCGCCGCCGATGTCCGCATCGGCGCTGGCCGGTTCGGGGCCAGCGTATGCCATCAGCACGCAGCCGTCCATGATGGATGCGCTCGGCGCAATACCCAGGGCCGCTGCGGCAGCGGCATTGCGATAGCCGGTGGAGAATTTGAGAGCCATGGTTTTTCCTTCAAGACACGTTGGCGAGGATCAGCGACGCGGGCACACGGACCACATCGCCCGCGCCATAGCTGCGCGGCGCGGTCAGCTTCTGGATGCACAGCAGGACGCCCGACGTTGCGCCCTTGGCGGGCGCGGAGAGGATGGCGTAGCCTTTGATGGTCTTGGCCGCGCTCAAAGTGAATGCGGTGATGTTGTCGTCGTTGTCCACCGCGCCGTTCGCAGGCTCGGACTCGACAAACTCCGGGCGCGTGCCCAGCGTGTAGGCCGTGCACTCGGTCGCGCGCACGGTGAAGTTGGCGGCGGTGTCGTCGTCCTGGGGCGTGTAGTCGCCCTCGAACAGGGCCAGGTACCAGGTCGAATACTGCACGCCGCCGCGCAATGCGACGTTCCAGAGGTAGTTACGGCCCTCGGCCGGGAAGAAGGGGCTCATGGGGTCACTCCAAAGCGTGTGGTGATGAGGTGCCGGTCGCCGCGCTGCTCGCGCAGCCAGGTGGCGCCGGACTCGGCAGGAGAGAAGGTCAGCGCGTCGTCCTGCGGCACAGCCACGGCGCCGCCCGGCTCGGCGACCACTACGCCGTGTTCGCCCTGCCAGTAGGCCGTCTGCTCGTCCGGGTCGAACACGGCCGAGCCCGGCAGCGCGCCGTAGGGCAGCACCACCACGGGCGTGGTGGCAAGCGGGTCGCCCGGCAACCAGTAGGTCTTGTCCGCGCACACGTAGATGCCGTCCTCGCAGGGCTGCACGATGCTGATGGCGGCGGGGAATGGGATGAAGCCCCGGCGCGGGTTGTGCAGCCCGTAGCGGTAGGGCTCGCTGATGTAGAGCCAGCGGCCGGAGGCCACCAGCAGCGAGCCCCTGTAGTGCGCCAGCGCCTGGCCGGGGGGCATGGGCGCAAGCATGAAGGTGTCGCACGGCGCGCCGTCGTTGCCCAAGCTCAGGTAGTCGCCAGGGGCGATCTCGTTGAAGACCTCACCATCCGGGCCTGTGGCGTAGATGCGGGTGTCGGCGGTCAGGCCGGTGAACGCGACGCCGCCGCCCTGGGGCAGCGCGATGGCTTGCGGCTCGGTGCTGGCGGACTCGCCGTCCGCCCCCAGAGCCGTGAAACACACCTGGTAGCGGCCGGGAGGCAGGCCGCCAGCCGTTGCAGTGGCGATAGGCACCGGGTTGGGTGCGGGCGTGACCAGCGCGCGGGCGGCAGTGCCATCCAGCCGCCCGGCGCGTGTGCCGTTCGTCCAGTAGAGCAGTCCATCAGGCAGCCGGGCGTAGCTCACGCGGCCCATGCCTGCGGCAGGTAGCACCACGGTCCGTGCCAGCGTGCGGCGGTCGATGCGCACGAGGTCGCCATCACACACGCCGTAGGCGCCCAGGTCATCCGCCCACAGGGAATGCCAGTTGCCGTCCGCCGAGCGCGCATACCCCCAGCGGCGGCGGATGAAGCCGTCGGCGGTCAAGTCGATATTGCTGGCCGTGCGCAGCCATGCCGCCGTCGCGCGGCTGGGCAGCACCGTCTCCATGCGCGTGAGCGGGAGGCGGTTGTTCAGGCCCAGGATGGTGCCGATGGAAACATCACGCATGCCGGGGAGTGTTCCGGCATGGGAGTTTTGCGTCCAACCCTATACGGGGGCGCGGCATTCCCGCCAGCGCGGATTGCCAGCGTGCCGCCCAGGTCCTACGATTCCGCCATGCCCACCCTCATCTTCTGGCTGCTGGTCTTCGGCGCCGTTGCGTTCTTCAAACTGACCACCAAGGCAGAGCGCGGCGAGATGGTCCTGAGCTTCTGGACCATCATCGCCATCGTTGGCACCCTGGGGTTCGCTTGGCAGCTCCTGGAATGGGGCGGCCTCACCCGATAGCCGCCAGGCGCTGCGCCGCCTGGTGCTTGCGCGCCTCGATCTCGTCCAGCCGCGCGCGCTTGGCATCGGCAGACATCAGCCGGTTGGACTCGATGCGCTTGGCCTCCTGCCCGAGCTCCGCAATCCGGCGCTTGGCGTTCTCCACCGCGAACCGGTTGCGTAGTTTCGGCGCCTCGTCCTGCTGGATCTCCCGGGCCTTCTCCATGTCGCCAGACTTCAGCGCATCCTGGTAGCTGGCCCACGCCTGCTCCACGTCCTTGGCCTGCTCGTACATGGCCGTCACGTAGCGGCTGCTGCCGGTGGGCAGGCTCTCCACGAAGTTGCCCGCAAGGAACGTGTCGCGCAGCCGCAGAGCCGGGCGGTCGCCGCGGCCGAGCAGCGGGCGGGCCGCCATGTCGCTCGCCGTGGTGGCCACCGTCGCCATCCACCCGAAGTACCCGCGCAGCAGGAAGTCGATCTGCTTCGGAGAAAGGCCTGCATACTCGCCCTTGGCCAGGCGCACCGGGTCGGGCAGGCCCCAGGAACCCAGCAGCCGCGCGATCTCCGACGTGCGCTCGTTGTATCGGTCCTGCGGGCGCAGCCGCTCGTCGGCCATGCCCTCGATGGCCCGCCCGCTGAAGCTGTCCTTGTTCGCGTACACGTCGATGAACGGCTTGAGGACTTGCGGCGTCGGGTCCATGGCAAAGGTCTGGAACACCATGGAGCTGATGCGCTGGCCGAAGCGCTGGCCCGTCATTTCCTTGTCGAACATGAGCTCGGCCGTGCGCTCGGCCAGCGTGCCGATGGCACCCACCTCGAAAGGCCTCGGAATCCGGAACGCCTTGTCGCCGATCTTGAACCACCAGTAGGCGTCCCGGTCCCAGTCCTCGCGCTTCTTCCAGTCGTCGTCATCACCATAGGCCGCGAGCAGCCCCAGGCTGGCCAGGGACACGGCCCCCGCGACGGCGGCGAAGCGGCGCGGGTCTTCCTTCGCGGCCCGGCCCAGCTTGTACAGCCCCTGCAGGCGCGCGTTCAGGAACGGCACCGTCTGCGCCAGGAAGCGCACCGCCTCCCACTTGCCAGACATGCTGAAGTCCATCAGGTCGCGCGCCATGAACGATGCCTCGGCGTGGCTGTGCCCCTTGGCGATCAGGCGCTCGTACAGAGCGGCGCGGTTCACGTTCTCGGTGCGGTCGCCGAACTCCTCGTACACCTCCCACAGGGACTTCATCTGGCCCTTGAGCTTGCCCCAGCCGCTGTCGTCCAGCACCACGCCGCCCAGCTTGGCGATCTTGTCGCGCAAGGCGTTGGTGTTCTCCTGCGTGCCGAACTTGATCACCCCACCGGATGCCAGCATCGAGGCGTAGGTCTGGCTCTCCTTGCTCGTGGCCTTCCAGCCGTTGGCCACGTTCGCGGCCGGGTTGTAGCTCAGGTCGCCCTGGGCCATGGCCGACAGGCTGTCGCGGATCAGGTTGCGAATCTTGAACGTCGGGTTCACCGTCACGCCGAAGGTCAGCAGGCGCTTGAAGGGCGCCATGGCCTTCGTCAGGCCACCCGGGGCGTAGCTCATGGCCGAGATGGCATCCAGCAGATACGGGTCTTCCACGGCCCAGTGCTCCGCCACGCCGTCGCGCATCACCTTCACTGCACCCTTGGTGTCCGCGCCGACCTGGTAGACGATGCCCATCTTGTCCGCCGCCGCCATGGTCTCCAGCGATGCACGGTTGCGCGCGGCCGCGGCGTAGAGATGGCTCCAGTTCAGCAGCAGGTTCTGCAGCAAGTCGGCGTTGAGCTGCTCGGTGCCGCCCTTGAGCTTCTTCCAGGCCTGCTGGTTCACGAGGCCGGAGCTGAAGCGCGGGCCACGCATGCCGCCCTCTTCCTCCATGAGCCGGTAGAACGGAACGTAGGGCTGGTCCTTCATCAGGTCGTAGGCCGCCTGGTCGATCAGGCCCGACTCCATTGCCACCTTGAGCGCCGACTCGTTGAAGGCGTTGAGCTCCTGCAGCGCCTTGGCGTACACCAGCGTGCGCGCCGCGCCGTCCGCCATGCGGCCAGCATTCAGACTTTTGAGGGCGCTGATGTCGGCATCCGTCAGCAGGTTTTCCTTGCCCTCGGCCTTCAGGCGCTCGGCGCGCAGAGCGGCCACCCACTGCAGGAAGCGCTTGTCTTCGCCCTTGAGGCTGGCCAGCACCTTGGCGAAGCCGCCGTCCTTGATGTCCACGTCGTACACGCCATCGCGCAGGAACGGCTTGCCGTACAGAAGGGCCGCCTCCACCGCTCCATCGGAGCCCTTGGACAGGCGGGCCAGGATGTAGGCCTTCTCGCTCACTTCCTTGATGGGGGCGAACTGGTCTACCAGCCCCTGGCGCAGTTTGGTGGCCAAGTTGGCGCGGAACGCCTGGGCCTTCTCGCGCGGGGTCAGCTTCTTCTGGGTGCCGAAGGCGCGCTCGGCGGCGCTGGCTTGGGCAGGGGTGTAGTCGTCAGCGGCGGGGGCTACTTGGCGGCTGTAGAAAATTCGGCTTTTCGGATCAGCAAATGCGCTTCCAGCTGTGCCACCTCGAAACCGGGAGACATCATCGCTCGACTGGTCCAGTATTCCGGATCCTTCTGCGCGTCCGTCAGCACCACGGAAGGATCGCAGGTACGCAGCTCGCGCAAGAGTTCGCCAACCCGCTTGTGCTTTGCCAACACCTGCTCGATAGTCATCGAGGGATCGCCCCAGAGTAGATGCCCGTGGCTGAACCACATGTCCGTCACGGGAACGGAATTGTCCTGTTGCGCGGTCGAAGGAGAGGGTTCGGGCTTCATCAGGAAGGGCATTGTCGAGCGCATCCAGGGACACGTCAATCATGCGCTCGATATTGCCAACGTGATCCCCATACACCCAGCGTAACGGCGGAACGCCCAGCTTGGCATCACCGGCAACCTGCCTTGGATGGGGGGCTAGGTGCTCTGTCGTGCCAAACTTCAGCGCGCTCGACAGCATCTGCTCCGTGCGCCGGCGCAGGGCCTGGTCGCTCAACCCGGCAGGGTCACCAATGAAGATTCGGCCCGTGTTGTGCGCGTAGGTCGCGGCGATGTTGTACGCAATCGCGCCATATTTGGCGGGCGTGTTCTGTGACACATCCAGCCAGACATCCCCAGTAGGCGGAACGTCCTCGGGGTTCTCCCCGGGGCGGCCAATCTGGGTGGGCACAGCCGTTCCATCCACCAAGTCAAAACCATAAACCTGCTGGTCCTGACCGTAAGGGCTTGCCTTGCGCTCCGTGATGCGAATCTCGGTTCCGTTGTCAAAGGTCAGGGTGTGCAGCTTCTCGCCAATGAGGTCGGTCGTGCGCACCTTCACCTCTTCCCCGTTGTCGCGGGCGATCTGTTCGATGCTTGTCGCCTTGGACTTCGGCAGTGCGTAGATGTCATCCAGCGCCTTGAACTGCTCCAGCCCCCGTCCCTGCAAGGCGCCATCCAGCTCCCCGCCGTGCTCCGGGTTCTCGCGCTGCGCGATCCCGAACGCCAGGTTCACCAAGTCCTGCGCCTGGAACGCATCGGGCTTGCGCGTGATCTTGTCCCACACCTGGCGCAGCGCCGCGCGCACCTGGCCCAGCCAGCGCGCCACGGTGCCGGGCTGGGCCAGCATGTTGGGCTTCACGCCCATCTCCAGCGCCACCTGCACGGCGTAGGGGAACAGCTCCTGGCTGGAGTATTCCCGCTCGGCCGCATCCTTGGGGCGGGACTTGCGCACGCGCGTGGCCGCCTCGTCGTACACCCGGCGCTCCATGCTGCCATCTGGCGCCTTCGCCCAGCCCTCGATGGCGCCATGCAGGCGGTTCCATCCATCCTCTCCCAGCACCGCCTGGCCATGCTTGTGCATCAGCTCATGCGCCACTACTCCGAGCTCGTCGCCCGCATTGATGTGGTCCGCGATCAGGAACACGGTCTTGGTGTTGGGGTCATAGAAGCCTTGGGCCTTGCCTGCATCGCTCTCGGCCTCCATGGAAACGTCGCCGACCAACGGCTGCCAGTCGCGCTTGATCTCGTCGGAGGACGCAACCACCACACGCCCGAGGCGGTTGGGCAGCATGCCCAGCCCATTGACCAGTTGACGCACGGCGGCGCGCACGGTCTCCTTGGTAGCTGGCGGGCGCAGCTTCTGCAGCTCGCGGGCCAAGTCTTCGGACATGGACTGGCTGTAAAGCACCTCGGCCCCATCCTCGCCCTTGCGCACCTGCGAACCATCCGAGCGCGCGGCGGCCGCCTTTCTGCCAACCACCGCATAGCCATTCTTCAGGCTGGAGTCTTCCTCGACGGTGTACGTCACGCCCGGGTTCTGGCGCGCGAGCTCGTCGCGCACCTGGTTGGCGCGGAACTCACTCAAGCCCTGCTTGTACTTGCCGGTTTCGCGCGAGACCTCGCGGCCTTGTGGCGCTACGTGGGCAGCCTGTTGGTCAGCGCGTTCTTGACTGGCCCCACGCGCCGCCACCGCAGCGCCAGCATTGGTGCGGGCTGGCTGCTTGACGGGTACTTGATCCGCGGCCTGACCCAAGGCGGCAATCGCCTCCTGCTGCCGCGCCAGCGCCTGGGCATCCGATCCTGGTCGGCTCTTGAGCCGCTCCAGTTGACCCCAGCGCGCCGCCGCGCCCGCCGTAGAGAACAGCGGTGCCCCGTCGATGGGCTTGGCGGCCCTGCCGCCCTGGTGTGCTGCTGGCTGCCAGTGTCCATCCGCAGTGCGCACGGAAGCCTGCTGTGGGTATGGGCCGTTGGCCGCCTCGTCTGCCGCCAGCTCCTGGGAGCGCATGCCCAGCGCCTGCGTCGATGCCCGCGTCTTCTCGTTCTGCCGCGCGCTCTTCTCCAGCTTCGCCGCCACCTCGGCACGCCGACCGGGCTCAATACCGTGGCGCTCGTCAAAAGCGGCTTGCTCCTGCGGTGTCAGCGTTTCGGAGGGCCGGGCCTGCGGCATATCATCGCTCTGGCCCGCCACTGCAGCATCGGCAGCGCGCGTGTCTGCCGCGTCGATCTCGGCCACCACCTGGGCCAGCCGCTTGCCCTTGGTGTCGATGCCCATGCCCTTCGCCACAGGGCGAGCGCGGAGCATGTTGGTGCGCCAGCCATCGGGCCGGGCTACTTGAGGCGCTGCAGCCTGCGCTTGTCCCTGCGGTGCTGGCGCTGCCGCGCGCGCCGCTCCATTGTCCTGAGCCGGGGCGCCACCGCTCAGTGCCCCAGGCGCTGGTGCGCCAGCAGCGGCTTGCGTGCTGGCTCCACCCGTGGCGGGTTCTGCGGCTTGCGCTCGTCCTGCTTGCGCTGGTGGCGCGCTGCGCGGCTGGGTTTGCTCGGCTTGAGGGCCATTGGTCACTCCTGTGGTCGTGGAAATGGATGCAGGCCCAGCGGTTTCCAGGGCGGCGGCTCGGGCTGCGGAAAGGGGCTCGGCGGCGCTGGCCACTGGCGCCTGGGCAGCTTGGGCATTGGTGTTCTCCCGGGCGATGGGCTGCGCTGCGGCCGCGCTGGCGCCAGAGTCCACCGCCGTGGCCGCCGCCTTCGACAGCGGGCCCGCAGCAGGGTCGATGCCCATGCGCTGGCTCGGTGTGCGCGTGTCCTGCAGCCCCAGGTTGCCGGTGTCGATCTCAGGTGCAGGCATGTCCAGCCCCTGGCGCGCGGGTGCAGCACCTTGCGATGTGCCCCACTGCGGCGTGGTGTCTCCAGGCTGGTAGTCGATGGTGGCGGCGTGGGCGCGCTCCATCTCGGCCGGGTCTTGCAGGCTCAGGCCCGAGGTGTCCACGTCGCGGGTGAAGTCCACGCCATTGCCGAGCTGCTGCGCCGCCCCTGGTGCAGTCGTGGCATCCAACGCCTGCGGAGCGCTGGCGGCCGGCGGTTGCGGCGCATTCGGGTCGGCCGCGCCGGGCGACGTGCCAATGTCCGCCTGCTGGGGAGCGTAGCCGTACAGCCGCGCGCGGGCCTCGGTACGTTGTTCTTCGGGCAGGCTCGCCAAGTAGGCATCCACGTCCGACTGGCGGCCCGTGGTGCCGTCGGGGAAGACGATCAGCGGGTCAGGCGTGTGGCCCAGTTGCAGTGGAGCTGCCGGGGCTTGCGCATCAGCGGCCGCACCCTCTGCACGCTGGCGTGCCTGCGCATCCGCCTGCGCCCGGCGCTTGCCCGCGCCGCCATCGCTCACGTTCGCACCAGCGCCCATCACGCCGCCCGCCACGGCACCCTCTAGGCCCTGGCGAAGCACGCCTTCCATCAACGGCTTGCCATTGGCATAGTTCTGCCACATCTGCTCTTGGGCCGACTGCGGCAGCTCCTGCAGTACGGCCTCGGACACCATGCCGCCCAAGATGCGGCGCTTGGCCGACATGGGCACTTCATCGGCGGCGTGCACCGCGTCCTTGCGACCGGCGTTGGCGATGGCCGTCTCTGCTGTTTCCAGCCCCAGCTTGTTCGCAACACGGCCAGCACCAACACCCAGCGCGCCCGTGCCAACACCAGCAGCCAGCGCGGCGGCAGCGTTCTTCTGCTGGTCCTCGCCCTGGTACTGCTGCATCTGCTGGCCAGCCGTTACGGCGCCTTCGCCAATACCGCCCGCCACAGGAGCGGCCATCTTTTCGCCCACGGCGCGTGCCAGCAGGCCCGGCGCACCAGGGCCGCCGCCAGCCTCTGCCAGGGGCGCAGCAATCCGCCCCGCCCCCATCAGCGCACGCCCGGCCAAGCCACCCGCTACCATGCTGGGGATCGACTCCGCTACCTGGTTGGCTGTGTAGCCGGGGTTCTGCAGGTACGCCTTGGCGATGTCGCCCGCGCTGCCGCTTTCCCAGGCTGCATCCACGGCCTTCTTGCCTTGCTCGTAGCCAGCGGAGAATTTCGTGTCGTCGGCCCATTTGCCGGGCTGGAAGCCGGTCACCTCGCCGAGGGCATCGGCGGCTTTGGTGAAGGGACGCGCTCCAGTTGCGAGCGCTATGGGCAAGTCGGCCAGGCCGGTGGCCATGCCGGGCAGTCGCTCGACGCCTACCTTCAAGGACTTGGCGAGGTCGGAGGCGGTGCTACTAGAAGGTGCATGCTCTGCACCATCAAGAAACGCATCAATGGCGTTCTGCTTGGGGGCCAGACTATTCGTCTTGCCGTCGAGGAAGTCGTCAATCTGGCTCATCCCCCCACTCTGGGGAAACAGCTCTCAATGCGCCAACCCTATACGGGGGGGCAAGAAAAAACCCGCAGAAGCGGGCTTCTGGCTGGAGGGGGTGTGCGGTCAGTAGGCCAGTGTGAACATGCCCGCGCTGCCGTTGTAGATCATCGTGCAGCGGTTGATGATGTCTCGGCCGATCAAGCCATCAATCCCCTGCGAAGACAAGCCAGTCTCTAGAATCGGCAATGCTGGAATGAAGAACCCACCGGCGTTAGCATCAGCGCCTGGGATGTAAACAGAAACGTCGTACTGACTGCATACCACTGGCACCCCGTTTGTCGAAGGTGTTTGCATTGACACGCTGCCACTGGGTGTCAACCCGAGAGGCGCAACCAGACGAGGATCGACACAGGTTCCAGAAGCGCCTGTGTCCACCAAGAATGTTCCCTGCACCATTGATGGAACTGGCAGCCCGGCCTTCTGCATTGCTACGCGCCTCGGTTCGCTGATGCCGATCCACACTTGGAACAACGGACCGTTCGGACTGAGATTCGCATTTATGCTGGGCATGCAGGTGCGAAGTCCCTGGTGAAGAAAGAAACCTGCTCGGTTGGAGCAATACGCTTGACAAGAAACGGCTCGAGACCGAATCGCTCGTATCCTATTGACAGTGCATCTTCGTAAGAGTCAAAGATGCCCTCTATCGCGTCAGCCTTGATCAATACGAACTTGCCAGCCTTCCCCAGGAGCACAGGAAGCTCTCGGTTGTAAGTTGCAATTTCCCTCTGAAGAATCGACTCGTTCATCATCAGCTCCTTCAGCAAGCGGGTTCACGGTTCATTGGTATCGGGCCTGAAACATGCTCAAAACTGGGCATTTTAGGTGAGTGTGCCACTTTACCGAGGTTGTTGCGAACCAGTGATCCCGGGAAAAGCACACTCAAGCGCGTGCTACTTCACCTGCTACATTCAGTCTCAGGAGGATCACCATGGAAGCCATCAAGCAAGTCTGGGAAGGGAAGGCGGGTCTGGCCAAGACCTACTGGGGCTGGGGCTTCCTCGGCGGCATCCCTTGGTCCATCGCCCTCGCTCTTGCTCCTGCTGGGAGCGCCATCGCCATCCTTCTGGTTGTCGCTGCACTGGCGTACTGCGTCCTGGTGAACGTGGGCGTGTGGCGTGCAGCTACGGCCTACGCAGGCCCTCCAACCTGGGCCATGCTGGCAAAGGTGGTTGCAGCACTTGGAGTGTTCTTCGTGCTGGTGGCTGCGGTCACCATCGGATTGGCAATGAGCGGTAGGAGCTTGGTGGTGCCTGGCGCTGTGCCGCGGGCAGTTCAAGCAGCCCCTGATAACCGCCCAAGCCACTGCAAGAAGCAGATTGACGACTTCCTCGACGGCAAGATTGACCGCCCTGCCCCCGAGTGCCAAAGAAGTCCATCCGGCAACTAAAACACGCCCAACCTCTCCAGCGCCACCACCTTCTGCTCGCGCGTCATGGTCTTGTCATCGCGGATAGCCATTGCTCGGGCAAGCCCAGCCTCTCCAGCGCCACCACCCTGCCCCGGCTGCTGCGCCCCTAATGTCTGCCCAGTCCCCTTGTTGTAGATCACCCCAGGCTGCGTGATGAGTTGTTGCGTCTTGGGGTCGATGACTTGGCCTCCTGGCGAATGGGCCCACTGGTCGGGCTTCTCGACCCCCTGGATTTCACGAATCTGCCGGGCCAGTGAAGCGCGCTCTGCATCCGTCTTGGCGCCCTGGTATGCGGCTTGCAGGCCTTCGAGCCGCAGTGCGGCCCGGTTCTTGAAGCCCTGGGTTACGCCTGCCTGGTTGATCCTCTGCTGTTCCAGGCCTGCTTGCTGGTTCGCGCGCTGGTTGGCGCCCTGCTGCTGCATGCCTTCGCGCTGCAAACCAGCATTCGCGTTCATGGCAGCCACGTCCACGCCCGGCTGCGCGCCCTGCAGCGCCAGGTCGTTCTTGAGCGCCGCTTGGTACGCCGCCACACTGCCGTTCGGGTCGGCTTGGCCGCCCACTACCCTGCCGCGCCAGTCGGTACTTGCACCGCCGCTCCACTCGGGGTGGTTGGTGATGCTGGAGGCCGAGGTCTGCGCGTTCTCCAGCGCCTTGCGTGCGGCCCAGTCGTTGGTGCTGTTGCGCACCACGGGTGCGGCCATCATCGCAGCGGCGGCGCCCTGAGCCGGTGCCGGGCTAGCAACTGCTGTGGCTGGCGTCTGCCGCCCAGCCAGCGCGTCGGCCGCCTGCATGTTCTGCGAGCTAACCGTACCGCCACCAGGTGCTGCGCCGTTGATGGCGATATCGCCAGACACGTTCCCGCCGCTGTAACTGTTGCCTACGCGGGTGATGTTGCCTGAGGCTGGCATGGTCGGACCAGCCATGGCATCCGCTGCTGAAACAGCCGCGGGCGTGGCCTGCGCGCCTGCGGCCAAGCGCTGGTCGGCGGGGTTTGCAGCAACCGATGCCGGAGCTGCAGCAGATGGCTTCGAGTCTGCTGGCGAAGGGCTATTGATGCCCAAGAGTTGACGCCCGGCATCCATGACACCCGGACCGACAGCGCGCACCGCTCCACCGACCACGTCGTCTGTCAGAGCGGGCACATAGGAAAGTGCGGCGCGCGCAATTTCACCGGCCGCCGCGCCATACCGACCCTGCGAAGCCAGGTCACCGATGGCTTTACCGGACTCGTTGTACACGGCACGCACGCCGGGCATGAACCCTGGGGCGTTTTGATTGGCCGAGGGGATGCGTCCCAGCGCTGCGGCAGCATTGCCGCGCAACGGGTCATCGTTGAGTGCCATGGGGAGCCTTTCAGAAAATCATGCGCACCACAGGCGGCCGCTTGTCGCGCTGCTTGCGCTGCACGTTCGCATCGATGCGCTCGCCGAAAGCCTGGGTGAAAAACGCCAGTGACTCGGCAGCCTTCTTGGGATCGAAGGTGTCGGCATCCTGCTTGAGGTACGCGCAGTGATACACCCAGTCCATCAGCCGCTCATGGAAGCGGGATGGGATTTCGGGCTGTGCCGTTGAAATGCAGGCGTTGAGTGCCTGCAGCGCGCCGCGGTAAACGGTCAGGGCAATGGGTTCTGCCATGGTCGGCACAGGCACCAGGCGCACCTTGGGCGGCTGCACGCCGCTGGCCTGCTCGAAGATGAAGCAACGCGGATGGCCCGAACGCAGCTCCCAGCCTGGGGCATCGCAGTCGAGCTCCTCCACGCTGGTTTCATCGAGCGGCCGAGCCCGAAGGGTCAACCGCTTGATCTCGAGAACGCTGTGGTGCAGGTCGTACGTGTCCTGCCCTGGAACGGTAGCCAGGGACATGGAGCGGTCCTCGATCAGCTTGGCCCGCTCGCACGCCTCCTGCACCGCCTCATTCAGGTAGGAGATGATCTCTTCGTCCGACCAGAACTGCGATTCCGCGTTGTCGAACACGGTCTTCCTGAATCGGTCGATGAAGTCTCCTACTTTCATAGCGAGCTCCGCTTCAGCCCTGGCCACCAGCCGAGACTTCGGCCCAGATCTTGTCGGCTTCCTCGCGCGAGGCCTGGAAACCGAGGCGGCTGTTCAGCTTGCGCAGGTTTGGCTTGCCGTCGGCCGTGAAGTCGTCTTCGCTGCCGCCGTCCAGCATGTCATTCAGGGCATCGCGGATGACTTCGGCACGGTCCAAGCCAGGAGTGCCGGCCGGCGTTGCAGGATCGATCGCCTCGCCCGGGGGCACGGCGCCACGCGACAGGGCTTCGCGGCGGAAGATGAGGGGCACATCGACGCCTTCAGCGTCGCCGGGGATCACCAGCGTGTGGCCCGAAGTCAGGCCGATGTGCAGGGGTTCGTCAGTGGGGGAACGCAGCTTCATGATGTTGTCCTTCAAAAAGCCCGGAAGCCGCCAGGCCTCCGGGAGAAAAGGCCCGAAGGCCTGACCACTGAGAAAGGCTCAGCCCTGGCTGAATTCAGCGCGGCCCTCGACGAAGTAGAGGAGCGTGATGCGCGCCTTACCGGCCGTAGCTGCTGTGCCCGTCTGGGCGAGCAATGCCTTCAGCGCTTCGGACACCGTGTGCTTGTAGCCAGTGACGGTCAGCGCAGTGCGGCCCGCAGTCTTGAGGTCGATGGGCGCCGCGGTGTAGCGATCGGACACAGCCGCATCACCCAGCTTCAGCGTAGCCGTGGTGGTACTGTTCCAGGGCGTGAGCACCGTCACATCGCCGCCGGCCAGGATGGCATTGCCCGGCAGATCGAAAGCGTCCTCAGCCGTGCCGTAGGCTGTGGGATCGGCAAAGCTGATGCTCATGTGCGCCACAATCAGCTCCTGGCGACCGGAGTGTTTCTTGATGGCCATGACGGCCTCCTTTCATCAACAGGGGAAAGATGAAGGCGGGGCGCAGGCCCCGCCCGTGGCTGCTTACTGCAGGTAGTGGTCGATCGCCAGGCTGCCGAAGTCTTCGACCGACTCGTCGTAGATCGAATAGAACTGCGGCTTCAGGAGACCCCACATCTTGTCGACGTTGATGCCCTGCTGGCTGTCGTACTGGAACTTCTTCTCGACCCACTCGGGGGCTCCGAGGTCGGCCATGCCCAGGGCCTGGGCACCGCACAGCATCGAGCGGGTGCCGTTCACAGTCCCACCGGAGCCCCACTTGGAACCCGAGGCCGCACCCTTGGTGTTGTAGACGAGGCGGTGCTCGTGGATCACCGCGCCATCCACAGTCACCGTGGCGCCCGTGAACCAGGGCGAGTCCAGGCCGGACTTGGTGGCCACGGCGATGACGGCGCGCTGGTAGTCGGGGTCCTTCTTCAGTTGCGCCAGCGTCTGCGGGTGGATGTGCAGGATGTAGTACTCCTTGCCACCACTCATCAGGCCGCGGATGTAGTGCTCCTTGGCGTAGGCGATCGCGTCCACGATCATCTTGTAGTTGGGCACGAACGCATTCGTGATGCTGCCGGTGTTCGACGTCTGCAGCGAGCTGCCGTCCCACATCAGCGAGCGCTTGGCGCTGGGCGGCTTCACGTCGCTGGCGAATGCCAGGTTGGGGAACGGAGAGCCCGCACGCAGGGCGCCGTTGTTCTTGTACGCGAAGCTGATGCCAGACATCGCCAGGAACGCGAGCTGGTCGCAGCGGTTGGCCAGCCAGTACGACAGGCGGCTCTTGCCCATCTCGCGGAAGTTGATCACCGTCTTCTGGTCGGCCAGCTTGCCCTTGTTGCGCACGCTGTGCGTCATCAAGTCAACGCCGATGATCTGGGCGAAGGACTGCATCATCTCTTCGTTGCCCTCGCGCTCGTTGTCCCCGATCACGCCATCCTCGACCAGGTCGGCTACCAGCTGGAAGATGCACTGGTCACCCTTCTCAGTCTTGGTCAGCTCCTTGATGACCTGAATCATGGAGTTCTCGTCGGAACCCATGAAGCGCTTGATGAACATCTGGTCGCGGGCGGCCTGCCACACGTCGCGCGACCAGACGAGCTTTTGTTTCGGCGTCAACGCCGCGAAATTGGTTAGGCTCATCGCCATGCTCCTAGATTTGGTTACGAAACAGGCGTTGCGCTGCCAAAGCGAGATGCATGACTGGTGAGGCGGTCAAGAGCGCCAGGTGGATTCACGTCCTCCCCAGGACGAATGCGCCCGTATAGACCGGCAAGGCGGGCGAGTCCTTGCCGGCCGGTGTCAGTCGCCGCGCAGTCGGCTCTTCTCTTCCTTGGAGAGCTTTTCGAACTGTTCGTCCGTGAGCTTCTCCACATCGACCTGGCCACCGGATGCGCGGTTGCCGACACCAGCCTCGGCCATCGAGGCGGGCTGCTTCAGGGAGTCAGCCGCGCCGCGCTTGTTGGCGTTGGCGATGCGAGTGTCTTCCGCATCCTCCTTGCCAGCCAACCCCTTAGGGGGGGTAGCACCCGCCTCAGCAGGCGCGAAGCGCGGCGCGATCTTCGCAACCGCCTCGCGCAGAGCGATGTGAGGGGCCTTGCCCTTGGCGATCTCTGCGTCACGCTTGGCCACGATCAAGTCCAGCGCGTCCGCGCCGACCTCCTCGTTCAGCCACGGGTGGGCCTGGATCGTGGCGGCCACTTCATCGCGCAGCAACTGCTCGTTGGTGCGCGCGATCACCTTGGCATCGGCCCGGGATTCGGCCTCGCTGACAAGGTGCGCGTTGATCTCGCGGCGGATCTTCGAGGCCTTGGCCGTGTCGCCTTCGATCAGCGCAGCCGCATACTCCTGTTCCTTGGCATCCACATCGAACTGCGTCGCCTCTGCGGCAGGAGCAGCTGCTTGGGCCTTGGCCTCTTGCTGAGGGGCCGGCGCCTTCTGCGCTGCCTCGAGTTGACGGCGCAACTCCTCGTTCTCGGCCTCGAGAGCCTTGCGCCGGTCGTTGACTTCGTTGAAGCGCGCCTTCGGGATGCCCTGCGGCTTCTGCGTGCCATCCTCACCAGCATCGTCTGCGACCTGCTCGGGATCGGTGGCAGAAGCAGCCGGCCGTCCATTGCCATCGTCCGCGCCGCCGGAATCGACAAGGGCGCGCAGGTTAGCTTCCGTAAGCGAGGGATCGACCACATCGCCACGGTCTTCCGGCCCATCACCATCATTGTCATCGTCGCCAGGATCAGCCAGCGCCGTGTCTGCGCCGCTGGTGTCCGCGCCATCGTCTCCGGCGGGAGCCATGTAGCGGGCGAGGAGCTTTCTCAGGAGGGGGTTCATCTCAGTGGTCCTTTCTGGTGGTGGTTACTTCTTGCCGACCGACTGCAGTTCGCGCAGTTCGGCGATCTTTTCTTCCGCCTTGGCCAGGGCGGCCTTCAGGCGCTTCGGGTCCTTGCGGATCTCTTCGGCCTCGGCCAGCGTGCGCATGTCGCTCTCGGCCTGCCATTCCTTGTCCATTGCGATGCCAGTTGACTTGGCCATGTCGTTCTCCTCAGGTTTGGGGTGGTACGCGCACGCCATCGGCGCGCTGGGTTTCGATGCCGGACATCAGCCCTCGGGCTGGTCCGGCCGGGGTGAGCGGGTCGGTGTTGTGTGGCAAGTCCACGGGCTGGGCCACGGCCGGCGCAGCAGGCACGATTGGGGCGGCATCCTTGTCCACGAAACCCGCTGATCGCAGCAGGCCATCGGCTACGCTTGAAGCGCCTGGCACCTGCATGAGCACCTGAGCGGCCTGGGTGGAGCTGTACATGGCGGTGACACCCTCGTTCACGGTGCGCGAGCGCACGAGATCGGCCTCGGCATCTGTCTTGCGTGTCTGGGCCTCCAGCAGATCGGCCTTGGCTTGCAGCGACGGGTCCACGGGAGGCTTGTCGCCCTGCAGGCTGTCCAGGATTTCCTGCTTGTCGGTGAGGCCGGAGTACTTGACCACCACGGCATCTGGAATGCGGATGCCCTCCTTGCGCATGTCCAGCACCTGCTGGAACTGGCTGTTCTCGAAGGTCACCTGCATCGGCACTTCGGAGATCACGACGTCGTAGGTGCCCACCGTCACGTCGTAGAGGTAGCTCTCCGTGGCCGGATCGAACTTGTTGATCTCCAGCACACGCTCCACGTTCTTGCCGGTCAGCGGGTCCGTCTCGGTGATGCGGAACACTCGATAGCTGTCGTAGTAGCGCTGGATCAGCTTCAGGATTCGCATCGCCAGCAGGCGCCGCGAATAGGCCAGGTTGTCCAGCGGTACGGAGAGTTGCTGCTGGCTGGCGAACTGCTTTGACTGGATGGCGACGCCAGCCTCGTTGGCACCGCCTATGCCGCGCATGGCCTCGGGTACTGTGACGTCCTTCAGTGCTTTATCAGACCGATCAATGAGGCGATCAACACCGGCAGGAACTTGATTGGGCTGGATCTTGGCGGGTGCCGTGCTCCCCCGCTTGTATTCGATAACCAGGCCGGTGCGAGCACCGTTCTCCTCCAGGTCGTCGGTGTCCATGTTGGTCAGCGATCCCTCCTCCACCGTCCATCCTGAATTCGCCATGGAGTTGACGATGTGGATGTACTGGCTCACTGCCTTGTTCAGCGCCTCTTGCGGGCCAATGGCGTTGTCCACCATGCCGCTGGTCTGACCGCGGCGGAAGTAGCAGAAGTACGGCACCACGGTGAAGTGCTCATAGGGGCTGTACTCGTCAAAGAGCACGCGCGAGTAGGTCGAAACCACCCACTTCACTCGGCGCTGCATGCGCTTGGCGCGCACCGCGCCCTGACGCAGGGCATCCTCGATGGATTCCGCCGACAGGTTGGCCTCGATCTGCACGTCCCCGGACTGCGGAAACACCAGGCACGGCGTCAGTTCGAACACGAACCGCTGGCGGTCGATCACGCGATAGCGGTCAATCCTGTCGCCGCTGGCCATGTAGGCATCCGACAAGCCACGTAGCCCTTCGGAGCCAAACGTGTTGCGCCTGGTTTCTGCGTCCTCTTCCCCGAAGTCGTGTCCCTGGTCATTGCTCTCAAGGGCGATCCTGCGGGCCTCCTTGCCGTAGCGCTGATCAATCTCGTCCAGCGTAAGCCAGCGCGTCACCGTCACATCGCCCCAGCCATCCGGGTCGTAGGTCTTGGCGTCCGGGTCTGGCACCACATCGCGCGGGTCCAGCGTGCCAATGACGATCTCTCCCTTGATGTTCTGGTCGAAGGAAACACGAACGTCCCAGTACCCGCGGTGCTCGATGAACCCGTCTCCGCAGAGCTGCGTCTCCTGCCAGTGGAACTGGTTGCCCTGGCAGATGTGCATGGCCAGCTTCGACAGGATCGTCGCCGTGTTCAGATCCGCATCGCCCCCCTTGGGTCGGTACGCGATGTCCATGCGGTTCTGGATCTGGTAGCCGATGGCGCTATTGATCGACGGCAAGACCTCGTTGAACTCGTAGGCAGGGCGCCCCTGCTCTGCCAGGATGGCCGCATCTTCCGGGCTCCACTGCCGGCCGCCGCCCAGGTACATCCCCTCGCAGCGTGCGGCCTGAGCCATGTAACGCAGATGCCCTCGGTCCTTACCGTACTGGTAGCGCTGCCAGTTCTCTTGTGCTGCTTGTTCCATGGTGTCACGCGGCTTGCGCCGATCCTCGTTTTGCCTTGACGCCCAGGCGCTCACGCCAGGACTTCTCGCGCGGCTTGGTCTTAGGCGCAGGCAGATCGGCGACGAATGTGTTGGCGACGGAATCGCCCTTGTCTGGGCTACGGCCCAGCACTTCGCGGATCTCGTCCTTGCTGTTGATCAGGATGGCCGCGCCCTTGCCCATGGTCACGACCTTGTAGCGAAGGGCCGTCAGATCGCCCTCCAGTTCAGGGTCTGGAGGCAGCGCTACGGGGTCCGGGTTCGTGGGGTCCAGCGCTTCGCGCAGGAGCCAGTGCATCTCGGCCCGTTTGTTCTTGAAGTGGAGCTGCCCGGCCTTGTCCATCAAGCTGCTAGCCTGCGAGCCCACCACGGGATGCACGTTCAGGCCCAGGCCCACGAGGAAATCCAATGCGCTGGAGCCGATGCCGATGCTGTCCACTGCGATGGGCGCACCGTCACGTACCAACGGAGCGACGAAGCCTGCAGCCGTGGGGCCATCCTTGGTCACAACGCCTGGCGCTGTCACCAGACGGTCGAACCAGTTGCCATGCCGGCGTGCCGCTGAGGACTTGTCGATGCCACCGCGCGACGGGTCGAACCCCAGCGCTGTCATTGGCCCCTTCTGGTCGCGCTCTTTCCAACGCGCCATGGCGGCCTTCACCCATTCCGTGGGGATGAGCTGCCATACGGGGTCCGAACGACCGGCCATGAAGTCCCCACGCAGCATCTGCGAGCGAAGCGGCTCAGGCAGCGCCTGCAGGGTAGCCTTGTAGCCGGTGACCTGCAGGAAGAGGTTGTCATCCACATCCGCGCTGATGAACGTGCGACTCTTGGGCTTCATCCACTCCTTGCCCACCAGTACCGGCTCGGGGCCTAGCACCTCCTTGTCCTTGCCTTGCTCGTCGGTGACGAACCACCGCAACTCACCAGGCTTGGCAGGGTTGGGATGCATGGGGTCCAGCCATGGCGCCCAGTACCGGATGACCCATTCGCCCTCGGCGCTCGTGGGCGGGTTGCCGGCGCATATCACGCGCTGACGTACCGCTGGGTCATCCGTGCGCATCCAGCCGATCAGCGTGCGGAACTGCAGTTCCGTGAAGTGGCAGATCTCGTCGAAGCCCTTCAGGTCGTGCGGCCGGCCTTGGTACTTCATCCAGTCGTCCGGGTCTTTCACCGAACCCAGCTCCATCACGCGGTCGCCGGGCAAGCGCCACAGGCCGCTCTGGCTGTTGTAGCCAGCTCGCGTGCCCAGGATCTTGGTCATGCGTTCCTCGAGGCCGACGAGTTGCACCGCCTCGCGCCGGAAGATGATGCTGTGCTGCTGCTCTGTCAGTGACGCACCCAGCAGCAGGTCCGTCTTTCCGCCGCCTGCCGTGCCGCCGTAGAAGAGGATATCGGCTGGCGACTGCAGCGCCGCCATCTGCGGGCCAACCTGGGGCATCCACAACGGCAGGCCCTGGGTCAGCAGTTCATCCAGCTCAGCGCGCTCCTCCGGGCTGAGGTACTTCATCAGCTCCATCAGCTCGCCCGGGGACTCTTCAGCCCTCATCGCTGTCACCCTCCTTGCGTTGGCGGGCCAGCGCCGTGAGCGACGCCAGGCGCGCCGCACGCTGGGCATCGGTGAGACTGGACACGCCAGCGGCGCCGGCCGGATCGTCCGGCTCATCCAGCCCGAATGCCACGCGCTCCATCTGCTGCAACCGGCCAAGAGTCTGGCCAGCGCGCTGGGCCATCAGCACGAGATCCCCGAGAGGCAGCTTCTTCTCCGCCGCGGGCTCATTGGCAGCCGTCTCGATCTGGTTGACCAGCGAAAGCGCCAGCGTGGACAGCTTGCCGATGTCGCGCCGATGGCTCAGGATCACCTGCTTGTTGGTCTCCGCAGCCGCAAGTACCGCCTCAATGGTTGCGTTGCCATTCCTGGCAACCTTTCCGGCAACTTCTTCGGCAACTCGCTCGGCAACCTGCTCAGCAATCAGCTTGGCCTTGGTGGCGCGGCGGACCTCCACACTCAGGTCTTTCTGCCATCCCTGGAGCTTGGCGCGCTTGCTGATCGCTTGGCGGGAGACGACGTTGCCGTGCTTGTCCGCCAGTTCCTGGTCGGAAAACTGACCGGTACGGTAGTCGCGCTCGATGGCTTCCCAGTCGGCACGCCGACGCCCAGGGGCGGCTGCGCCGCCCGCACCGGCGGGGATGATCTCTGAAGTGGAGAGGTTGCTTGTTGCCATCGCCCTGCATGGTTGCGGGGCTGGCAACTTTGGTCTAACCCTATACGGGGGTTACCCGTCGATCAGCGCCATCTGCTTCGACTGCAGCGCAGATGTCAGTTGCCGCTCCAACTCGGCGTTCTTTCGCTCCAGGTCGCTCAGCCGGTCCGCCAGCGCCTGGTTGCGCACCGTGGCCTGCACCAGGAGCGCGCCCACGTCGTGCTGGGTCTGGAGCTGGGCGAACTGCATGGCATTGCCCACCAGGCGCAGCCCGATCGCGCGTGCCTCTGGCGGCCACACGCGCAGTTCCTGGTCGCCCACCTCGATCACCGTCATGCCGTCATGCAAGTCCGTGACGGACACGGGCCGGGGCTCTGGTGTTGGCTCCGGGAGCTCGTACACGCCGTCTGTGACACGCCGCAGCCGCCCATCATCAATCCAGCGGCTGGTATGGTCATCCACCAGGGTGTACTTCATCCCAGTGAGCTCCATGAGCCGCTGGCGGGTGATCGCCTGGCCATTCTCACGCAACGCCAGCATGGTGTCCCAGATGATCTGGCCCGTGGCCTTGGGGGGGGTACTCGTGGTGTTCATGGTCAGCCTCCTTTCTTCAGCATCTGAATGCGAGCCATCTGCTCAATGGACCACAGCGCGGCCCGCTCTGCGATGCCATGGCGGTCCATGCCGATGAGCTCGTCCATGACTTCAGCGGCCTCGCGGGCGACTTTCAGCTCCGGGCCACTGAGCCCCGCCCGACCCGTGCGGCGCAGGCGCTCGCAGATCGGGCCGTAGCTCTCCAACTGTCTGGCCAGAGCGGCGACTGCCTCGTCCGTGAACTGCACGCCGTCCTCGGCCAGCATGCGCATCATCTGTCTGTAGGTGAAGCCGGTCTCCATCCAGTCCCAAAGGTCGCCCGTCGAAGCAGTGCCTGTGGCCAGGCGATGCACCAGGTCGTTGTGCACGATGCGGGAGTTCAGCACCTGGCCGGCGGTGATCTTGGGCCGCCAGAACTTGGGGAGAACCGGGGGATGGCGGCGCGCGCGGGAAATGCGAGTCTTCATCGTGCGGCCCCGATCAGCCCGGTGAAGGGGTTGCTGTAGTCCCGCCATGCCGCCCCCCGTCGGATGATGCCGATCATGCTGCGAGTAACCCCATAGCGCTCGGCCAGCGCCGGGCCTGAATCTTCGCTGGCGCGAATCTCGCGCGCGATCTCCAGCGTCAGCTTGGCCGAGGCGCGCTTACTCTGGGCGATCTTGGCCGAGCGCGCCATCGAAGAGAAGGCCCCTTTCGCGGCTGCGGCCTTGGCCACCGCCGCTGGCGTGGAGGGCTTAAGGTGGGCCGGGTTGCAGCAGCGCTTTTCGTCGCAGGTACACGCCACGGGCTGGCGCGGCTGCGCTGGACGGCCACCAAGGGCAACAGCCACGCGGCGCACCAACAGGCACCCGCTCGGGCGGCGGCGCATGATGGGGTAACCGTGCTTGCCCACAGCATCCTTCCATATCCAGCAGTCGCCCACTTCATCGCAGCGGTCGTGGATCATCTTCAATGTGATACCGGCTTCCATATTTACTCCTGATTCAATAGCATCCAGCGCTTACCGCATAAGCCGTGCAACGGTCACGGAAAGCGCATCGAGTTCGTCCATCTTCTTGATCGCCCACATCCGGCGCTGGCCATGAAGCCCCATCAGGGCGCCCCGGTGGCAGCTCTCGCACAAGGCGACGGCGGTGTACTGCTGGCCCTGCTTGATGTGGTGCGCCTCGCTGGGCGGCGGTGCATCGCAAACGCTGCACTGCAACTGCTTGACGCGGCCCAAGTGAGCTCGCTCCTTGGTGGTAAGGCGGTTGTTCATGCGTCCTCATGTGGCGTGGCCAGCACGCTTTCCAACATCGCGGCACGCCCCTGGCTGCTCAGGTGCGGCCACAAGAAGCGCTGCGCGTGATGCGTGTGCAAGAACGCCACCATGGCCTCGTGCACTTCGCGCATCTCGTCGTCGCTGCAGGTCTCGTAGCTGGTGGAGCGCGGCACGGCCACGATGCCGCCGCGTGCGCCGGGCTGCCACTCCACCCATCCCGCACCGGTTTTCAGCCAGTCGCGCATAGCTGTCAGCGTGAGCCAGCGTTCCTGGTGGTCGAACAGGCGCTGCTCCATCGCCATATGGCGGTTGTGGAACCTGCCGGAGCGCTCGACCAAGCTGACCAGTTCGAATACCTCACCGGGCTCTGCGCGCAGCAGGCGGTTGATGAACCGCCGCCAGCGGCCGTCGTGGGTGCTGTCCAGGCCGCCCACTGCGTCCAGCAGCACGTGGCGCACCGTGGCGCGCTGCGGCTCCGGCATGGCGGCCAGGGAGGCGCGCTTGGTGATCAGGATGGGGCTGGCCTTGGTCATGACCTTGACTCCAACGTCATGTCCATAGATTGGCCGCCCTTACCAGTGCCAGGGTTGCAGGCACGACATTTCGCTGCGCCGTTCTCTGCGTAGAGAGTCACTGGCATGTCGCCTGCGCGGTACATGTTGCCGCACCGGCCACAGGTGAAAACGGCACGCTGACGCGGCGCACGCACCGCCTTGGCGGCGTTCCATTCGCCTTGCAACTGCTCGCGCATGCGCAGGTTCTCGGCCTCAAGCTCGCGCGCCAGAGGTGCGAGCTCTTGGTGGACCGCTTCAAAATACCGGGCCAGCGCGCCAGGTGAATTGCTGGGGTGCTGCATCAGAACCCGCTCAATCAGCGCATCGACAGTTTCTCTGGTCATGGCCGCACCTCGAACAAGTTGGGCTGGCGCGGGTCCGCCCGCCGCCTGCGCGGCCGCGAGACGATGGGCACGCTGCGCGCCGGAGCGAACAGATAGCCCAGCAGGCCTGCGCACATAGGGCCGTAGCCTCGGCCATCGATCACGATGGGATCTCGGTGCAGGGGGCGATGGCAGCGGGCGCAGAAATTCATGCCAGCTCCATCTGCGCGTAGCGCGCCAGGAGCGCCGCCTCGGCGCGGTTGTGATCTTTGGCCCTGGCCAGGTCGGTGCACGACGGGAAGCACCGCCTCGCCGTCTCCAGCGCCTTGGTCTTGCGCTCTGTCTGCTTGAGCTTCGGGTCGATCAGACCGTAGGCACGCTTCCACGTCTGCGGCGCCACGTAGACCACTTGGCATCGCAGGCACTCGGCCACCGTCTCGATCGCTCCCAGGGAGCGCAGCAGTGAGCCCTGCGTCTGGACGGCGTTGTTGGCGCCACCCATGGTGCCCACGGCCTCGATCACGATGGTGGGCCGGGCCTCGCCTGCGGGGCACAGCTTCAACAGCATGTCCAGCAGCGCGCGGCCGTCGATCTTGCGCTGCACCAGCGCCTTCGGCCCGACGCCGGGGATCTGCATGGTCGGCAGGTCGAACACGCCGCGCAGGCCCTGAGGACCTATCACGGCGAATGCCCCACTGAGGCCCGGATCAACTCCCACGAACAGCATGATCAGCGCACGTCCGATTCCAGCGCCGCGGCTTCGGCGTTCTCGTCGGACGGCTCGGTCGCGCCGTTGATGAACAAGTCTTCGGCCGTGGGTTCAGGGCCTTCGTCATCGTCGTCGTCGCCGAACGGGTTCTCCATTTCGTCACTGCCATCGGGCTCGACTGCGGCCACCACGGGCGGGATCAGCCGGATGGCAATCAGGTCTTGCTCCAGCAGCGCCAGCTTGCCGCATGTCTCCTGGTCCAGCCGGTCGCCGCTGTACTGCACTTGCCAGCTCAGATGGACGGTGCCGCCCTCCTTCGTCTCGATGGAGCGCTTCACGACCTTGCAGCAGTCGAACACCATGTTGCTGCGCTCGTCGCCCAGGCCGTATTCGATGAAGAGCTCGTAGCCGGCCAGCTTGTTCTTCTTGTCGTCCAGCGAGAACTTGCCGCCATTGAGACGCGGGAAACGCAAGTTAGGCAGCGTCTCGGGTACGTCCGCAATGCTCGCTTGGCCGTTGGCCGCGTCAGCGTTCCAGTACAGCGCCTCGCGCAGGCCGGGCTGGATGGTGTCGAGTTGCGTGTTCGGCACGTCCACGCCCATGGTCAGGTCCACAGCCTGGACATGCTCATCGCCATGCAGCTCCTTGCGGAAATTCACATGCGAGAGGGTCACGTCGGTGACGGCGCGGAAGGCGAACTCGGGCTTGGGGGTCGGTGCGTTCATGGAATGGTCCTTTCGGGTGGGTGGTTGGGGTGGGGTCAAAACTCGTCGGTGTAGGCCGGCGCGCTGCGCGTGCGCCCGGCGCTGGGCTTGCTGAGGGGCTCGCTGCTGTCGGCCCAGCTCTGGAAACCGCCATCGAAGGTCAGGGCCACGCTGCCCACACGCCCCTGGCGGTTCTTGGCGAAGTCGGCCTCGATGACCTTGGCGCCGTGGTCGGAGATGTGGTCAAGGCTCAGCAACATCACTACGTCTGCGTCTTCCTCGATCGCACCGGATTCCTTCAGGTCGGACAGCTGCGGCTTGCCGCCCACGCGGCTCTCCGAGGTCCGGCTAAGCTGGCTGAGCGCCAGGATCGTGATGTCGAGTTGCTTGGCCAAGGTCTTCAAGCCTCGGCTGATTTCCTCGATCTGGTGGTGGCGTTTGTCGGCCGTCTTGCGCGAGCCGCAGAGCTGGATGTAGTCCAGCACCAGCAGCTTGATGCCGTGTTTGCGCACCAGGGCGCGGGCCTTGGCCTGAATGTCGGCCAGCGTCAGCGCGGGCTGGTCGTCCAGGTACAGGGGCAGCACGCGCAAGCGGTCTACCGCCTCAGTCAGCCGCGGCCATTCACAGTCGCGCAGCTTGCCGGTGATGATGTTGTCGAGCAGGATGCGGCCCACGTTGCTGCCTACGCGATCCACCAGGTCGTGCTTCGGCATCTCCTGCGACAGGAACGCCGCGCCGTGCCCGGCCTCGGCCAGGTTGATGCACAGCTGCATGGCGAGCGACGATTTGCCTACGGCAGGCCGCGCCGCCAGGATGAGCAACTTGCCGCCACGCAGGCCTCCGTTCAGGCGGCGGTCTATCGCCGGGATGCCAGTGCGGATGCCGGGCTCCACGGTGCCGTCATGCAGCGCCTGGATCCGGTCGCACAGCGCGGCGGCCATGTCGCCCACGGGCACCGGCTCCTGGCGGCCGCGGTTGATCGCCAGGGCTTGCAATTTCGCCTGCGCCTTGTCCAGGCGCTCGGCTACGTCGAGGCCTGGCTCCACAGCAATCTCGCGCACTTCGCCCGCGGCTTCCATCAGCCCGCGCATCAGCGCACGCTCGGCGATCACTTCGGCGTAGCGTCGCACGCTGCCCAAGCTCAGCGGCACTTGCGCGATGCCGCCCAGCAGTTCCAAGTCAACATCCGCATGTCCAGCAGCCTGCAGCGCGGCCAGCACGCTCACCACGTCGGCAGGGCGCGAAGCCAATACCTGCGCGGCGATGGCTGCGAAGATGCGCCCGTTGCGCTCATCAAAAAAGTGCTTGGGCTCGAGGATGTCGCCCACCGCATCGAACACGCGGTCGTCCAGCATCAGCGCACCCAGCACGCTCGCTTCGGCCTCGGGAGACCAGGGCAGCACCACGGTCTCGAGGTCATGCGGGTGCATCGTCGCCTCCTTGGTGCTGGCGCTGCTGCTCTGCGAGGCGCGCGTCGAGAACCTGCTTGTGCGTCAGGCCAATGCTCGTCCAAGCCATCGCGCCGTCGTCACCCCGGAACCACAGCTTGAACCAGTTGCCCTTCACCGCCGTGGCGAAGTGGCCCGGCCAGTCGATGTACCGCTTTCGCTTGCCCTTCTCGCCCTCGAGGTACCGCTCGCGGAACTGCACCCAGGCGATCTGCAGCATCTCCGGCGCGATCCCGGCTTCCGCCGCCCAGCGGCGCACGGCGTGGTCATCGGGCACCGGCTTGACGCTAGCGGCCCTGCACTCGGCGAGGTAGGACGCCAGCCCTCGGGCTTCGGATTTTGGTTTTTTCTGCTTTGCAGGAACAGGGGGAGGTGAAGGCGCGGCAGCGCCCCCCTCTCCTGAACGAAGTGAAGGAGAGTTCTGTTCCTGCTCCTGTTCCTGATTAGGCATAGCCTTCGGGGAAGGCTTTCCGAAAGTCTCTTCGAAAGCCTTACCGAAAGACTCTCCGAGCGCATGGATGCTGGCTTTCAGAGCTTCGTAGGCCTCTCGCTTGAGGTCACATTCGGGTATCAAATCGAACTCGGCGGCCCAGCTCTTGACCACGTTCGGAGACTCCGGTCGGTTGTGCTTTATGGCATTCGGAACCCACATCACACGGGCCTTGAAGTCGGCTTTCACCATGCCTTGCTGAAAGGCTTCCTGAAAGGCTTTGTCGAAGGCTTCGAGATCCCAGTCCAGCTCTTCGGCCATTGCCGCACGCCCGGCGCGGAATAGGCCCGGAATGGGGCCTGTGTGGGGGCCCGTGATCAGGAACAGCCACAGCCCCTGTCCACAGGGCGGTATGGGTGACAGGTTGCGGAACTTCTCATCGCCCCAGGTGCGAACCTCCACCTTGCGGTAGCGGCCGGCAACCTTTGGTGCCTTGTTGTCTTTGGGCTCGCTCATGTGCTCGTCTCAGTGAGGTAGACGCGATAACTAGCGAGGTCTTCGCGCAGCTTCTTGCGGTTGCAGATCTCGCAGAGCGCCTGCAGGTTTTGCACCGTGCTCTGCCCTCCCGCCCTCAGAGTGCGAATGTGGTCAAGCACCAGGAGAACAGGGAAGCCGAAGTTCCCCAGTACGTTCGTGGGCAGAGCATCACGTCCATCCCATCTCGCGGGGATTTCTGTGACGCGCGCGTAGCAGCGGCAGCACTTAAACCCGTCACGGTGAAACACATGCACGCGCAGCGCGGCGTGGGCGGGGTACTTGAACTTCAACCGACGGTTGCTCTGCACCACGGGCCAAGTGCGCCCCAGGTAGTCCGTCCAGGTTTCGGTGTTCCACGCATGGGGCAACCCCCTCTCAGCCGCCATGCGTGCCCGTACGGCATCGGAGCGCCCCTTGATGAGCTCCACCATCCGCGCCTGGTGCCGCGTGGCTGCGCCATGGGAGGTGAAGTCGCCCGTACGCTCCCAGGCCAGCATCTCGGCGCGAAGCAGCAGGCCCTCGGCCTGGATGCGCAGCTCGCGCTCCTGATCAGCAAGAGGTAGCGGTTCAGCCGTGGCGCCGAAGCACACGACGGCCACAGGCAGTAGCGCCGGGCTGCTCTCGCCGCGCTGCGTAACGGCAGCGGTGGAAACGACGGCGCGCATCAGGCGGCCTCCACCTCGAACAGGTCGCCGTTCGGTGCGTCGAAAGCCTGGCCCTCTGCCGCGGCCTTCACGTTCTTCACAGCCTGCCGGTAGTAGCTCGGCTTCAACTCGATGCCAACGCTGCGCCTGCCCAGCAGGACGGGAATGTAGGCCTCAGAGCCGACACCGAGGAACGGCGTCAGCACCGTCTCGCCAGGGTTACTTCGCAGCACCACGCAGCGCTCAATCACATCGAGCTGCAGCGGGTGGACGTGCTTCTCGTCCTCGCTGTCGCGCGCCTCGCGGTAGGGCAGGACGCGGTTGAACCGGATGTCGTCCCACATACAGTCCGCGTACTGGCGCCAAATCCAGTGCGAAAAGCGGTTCTCCGTCTGCTTGCCCTTCCAGCCACGGTACGGCAGCACGTCGGCCGGCGGCCGACGCTCACCCGCATAGTCCAACAATCCCACCGGGTGGTGCACTGGGACGCGGTTGTCGCCAACGCGGCGGAACAGCAGCAGGTAGTCGCCAGAGGCAATGCCGCAGTCCAGCGAGTCAGCCACCAGCGAGGCGTGGGCCAAGTTCTTCTGCATGGTGCGCAGGCGAACTTCGAGAGGCTCCTTCCAGATCATGTGCCGCCCGGCGTAGCGAAAGCCCTCGGCCTCGTGCAGTTTGATGATGTCGCCAGGGAAGTCGATGTAGCTGTCGGTGCCACTGTTGCTGCGCGGAATGTCCATGCAGTGCACCGCCGTCATGCGGCCGGGCACGGTCAACCGCGCGATCTCGCGCACCACAAAGCGGTAGTGCCCGAAGAAATCTTCGTAGCTGTCACAGTTCGACAGGTCTCGCTCGCTGCTGCTGTAGACGTACAAGCCACCCGCACCACTGCTGGCAAAGGGCGGGCTGTACACGGACAGGTGCACGCTCTGGCTCGGCAGGGACTGCATGACCTCGATGCAGTCGCCATTGAACAGGGCGAACTTGTCGCCAATCAGTTGATCGTGGCAAGCCATGGGATTTCCTCTTGGGGATGGATGAACGCACGGCTGCGCTCGATGGTCAGCGAAGCGTTCATGTGGGTAACCAGCGCGGCGAACATTCGATCGGCCTGCCCTGCCTTGCGCTGCATGTTCTGGAGGACGCTGGCGCCGCCCTCGGTCGTGATGAGGTCTACTTGCACCGGCCGCACCTGGCCAAAGCGCCAGAAGCGGCGCACCTTCTGGTAGTAGCCCTCGAAGCTGTGCGAGGGGAAGTCGGTCATGTGGGCGCAGTGCTGCCAGTTCATGCCCCATCCAGCAATCTTTTGCTTGGTGACCAGCACCCGGATTTGGCCCTCGGAGAAGGCCGTCAGGCGCTCCTCCTTCACCTCGTCACTGTCGGCGCCGCTGACCTGTACCGCACCTGGCACAAGGCGCTCCAGCAAGCCGCCCTCGTCGTTCAGGTCGCACCACATCACCGCAGGCTCGCCGGTATCGGCCACCAGCGAAGCCGCCATCTCGCAGCGCTGGACCAGGCTGCGGCGGCGCTCGTCGCGCTGCTCCTTCAGGCCAACGGCCGGCAGCGCGAACAACATGCCTTCGGCGGGTGATTCCGCGTCGATCAGGTGCTGGCGCTCGCGCAACTCAGGCAGGACGAAGCGAGCATCGTCAAAGCCCAAGTCGGAAGGCGTACGCACTGCCCGCGCCCAGGAGCAGATCCAGCGCCAAAATGGCTCTTCGGCATGGCCCTTCAGGCGCCAATTGATGACCTCGCCGCGCATGCGACCCTGGGCGCTGTTGTTCAGGTCGTTCTTGAAGAACCGGTTGAGCATGTCCATGTAGCCCAGGTAGCCCAAGGCCTCGGACGTGGTGCCCAGCTCGATGTAGTCGTTCGGCGACGGCGTGGCCGTCGCGAGCAGGCGATACCGCATGGCGCGCATGAATTGCGTGATCGCCGCCTTGCGGGCGCCGTCGAAGCTCTTGAGGATGCTGGACTCATCGCCCACGAACCCTGCGAAGTCGCCCGCGTTGAAGAAGTGCAGCCGCTCGTAGTTCGTGACGTTGATGCCGGGCTTCACGCAGCCGTCGCGGGACAGGTGTACCTCGATTTCGAACTTCGCAGCCTCGCGCACGATCTGGATGGCCACTGCCAGCGGCGCGGCCAACAGCACCGGCTTGTTGGTATGGCGCACCACGTTCTCGGCCCACACCAGTTCCTGCAAGGTCTTGCCCAAGCCGCAGCCTTCGAACAGCGCTGCACGGCCCTTGCGGCAGGCCCACTCGACCATGGCGGCCTGGAAATCGAACAAGCAGTCGGGCAACCAGACCGGCGCGAAGCCGAAATCGCCATCGAGCTGGCTCTTGGTGTGCAAGAAGTCGTCATAGGCCCCCATCACACCGTCTCCAGTGCAGCGTGATACGCCGCAGCGAATGCGCCGGACAGCTTCTGGTCATGCTCCAGGTGGCGCACGGCCTCATCCAGGGGGATGCCCCACTCTGCCGCCGTACGGGCTTCCAGCTTGAGGTCTTCTTCGGTCAGGAGGCGGATGGATTCAGCCATTGCGTTGCTCCCCCGAATCACGAACCGATTGATTCCCTTCCGTGAGGCGCAGGAGCACAGTGGCCTCATGAATACGACGCCGCGCCCAGGTCTCCAGGACTTCGATCACCACCTCCTTGCGGCTGCTGCCGCTGCCGCGCGCGTGCTGCTCGGCATCAATCACGCCCATCAGCCACTTCGGGATGTTCACGCTCAGTTGCGTGTCGTCCAGATCGGGATTGCGCGCCCTGGCATGCATGGGCGCTTGGTTCTGCGTGTTGTCGTTCATGTGGTGGTTCTCGTGGTGTCAGAAAGGCCCGCCAGCCGTGAGGCCAGCGGGCAAACCCGCGCCCGAGAGAGGGAGGGAGGAGATGGGCGCGGGGAAAACTGGGAGGTGGACTGGGACGCATGGCTCGCACGCAAGGCGGCGATGCGTGGCAGCTCAGGCAGCGCAAGGGCAGCGCCGCCGCTCAGGGACGGGCGTGGGCGCCAGGGCTTGACGCAGCAGGGTTCCGGCTCGGATGGGTCGGGGCGGCGCAAAGTGGTGCCCGCCACCTCCAGGGGCAGAATGGCCGCTCCTACGCAACCATCCCCTGGAGGGGCGGACATGAACGAACTTGAAAAGTTGGCCGCAATCGTCAGCGAGCTGAGGGACATGCTGGCCGAAGAGGTGGCGATATCAACGGGAGTCCAGCAGGGCGTGCAGGCTCTGTCGGTTTGCGTGACCGGACTCCTGCACACAGCCGCCAAATCCCCGGAGGCAGCAGCCCTGCTGGGCGACAAAATCTCACGCGCGGCAGAGGCCATGCACGCCGTGGCGCTGGGCTTCCCAATCACGGACGATCTCCTGCGCCAGCGCGATGCACTGCTTCTATCCATGCTGCCGACAGAGCTGAAATCTCGCGTGACCTTGCCAACAGCGCCGTGACGTTCTCGCCCAGTGCGGTCAGCTTGGCGTCCAACTCCGAACAGGCGGCACCATCACCCGGCGCGTCAGGTCGGCCACTCTTGAGTTGCGCCAGCGCGGCCAAGTACGCATCGACTACAGCCTTTGCCGCCGCCTCCGGGCTGAGCAGGCTGGTAGACGACGCGCGCGCAACCGCATCGGCGGTCATGCGAGCGATCTCATGGACGTGTTCGACGCGCTCAGCCATGGGCCACCTCCGCCCTGGCGGGCTCTGCAGGAGTGGCCTCGGGCTCGGTAAGCGGTGCGTCGCCGTAGACGTGATCGAAACCGATCACCAAGCCGCGCGCAGCAGCGAAGTCGATGAGCTTGCGCGCCATGTCGGGCGGCAGGGTCTGGCCTCGCTCGTAGTGACCGATGTTGCTCTGGGCGCAACCGAGAGCCCCAGCCATCACCTGCTGCGTGACTCCAAGGCGTGACCTGATGAGTTTGAGGTTGTGCATACTTCATTATTAGTCTGACTGATTTTTAAGTCAACAGTCAGACTGTTTGTGACTTATGAGCGGCGCTAATACGCTGTACAGATGCCAGCACAACCACTTACAGATGCCCAGCTCAAAGAAGCTCAGGAACTGAAGCAACGCTTCAGGCTTTGGCAAGCAAGTCGCCGCCAGGCAGGCGGGGAGTCATCTCAGGAGTGGGCGGCAGAGCAACTCGGCTTCGGCCAAAGCGCTCTCAACCAGTACCTCAATGGGAAAATTCCCCTCAATGCCGAGGCGGCCAGCAAATTTGCAAGCCTGATGGCGGTTCAAGTGGCCGACTTCAGCCCCACCATTGCCAGCCACATTGCTCGACTCAGTAGCAGTCACGACAAGGTGACCACACCTACGGCGACAATCGCAGACGCTACTGGCGCTGACGTGCCGCCAGGCTACGTCCGCTTAGAGCACCTATCGCCCCGGCCAGCAATGGGTGACGGAGGTCTGGTTGATGTGATCCATGTCGTCCGTCACCTCGACGTGCTGGAGCAGTGGGTGCGTCAAAAGGTGGGAAGCACAAACCCTGAGCGCATTCAGGTGCTGACCGCCAAAGGGCGCAGCATGATGCCGACCATCCAAGATCAGGATTTGGTTTTTGTTGATGTATGGCAAAAGGATATCCGAGAGCCGGGTATTTATGTGATCGACGTTGCTGGCCGCCTTCTTCTCAAAAAAGCGCTGATTCAATCCACCGGCACTCTGATCTTACGCAGTGACAACGTGGATGAATATCCAGATGAAGAGCGCCATGATCTCGAAAAGGTAGCAGACACCATTCACGTCTCAGGACGAGTTCTCGCATGGTGGACTCTGAGACGAGGATAGGTAATGGAACGCCAGGTTCACCGCATATACGAGATGATCGCGATTCGAGCGGGGAGTCGCATTTTGGCCGTCACCCAAGAGAATTTCAGAACACTTGCAAGAAAAATCTTGCCGCACCTCGAAAATGTAGACCTTGCAGTCTATATGCTCACATTTTCTCAAATTGGATACTGGTCAAAAGCAGAAGCTCCTGGTTTTCTCAATCTTGATAAGGAAATCGTATCAATAATTCAAAACCGAATAAGTGAATTTAGCGATTTACTGGCCTTCAATTTTGCAGCGTCTGATGCACAGAAGTATTTGCCGGACCTGTTGGAAGCATACAGGGGCAATCATTTTGGCGAGTTTGCTTGGACGATGGATGATCATCTTGGATCATCGCATGACAGAGTGATCTCGGTTCAAGTATTCAACCCACCAAGCCTGCTTGACAAGATAACCAAGAGGGAACGCTCTCCGCGCAGCAAGCATGTTTTCAACCTTTCCTCAGTTCGTGCCGCATCAGGTACTTCAATGAGATTTATTGTGGAATGCGATGGGTTCGCTCTTGGGTTTAGTCCCAATGGGAGCGTAGTCCGAGCCCAATGATCTCTGCATCCCTCCTCTGTCTCGTGGTCGCCATTGCAGACGGCGACACCCTCACCGCGCGCTGCGGCGAGCCTGGGGCCTACGAACAGGTGAAGATCAGGCTCAGCGCTATCGACGCGCCCGAGAAAAAGCAGCCCTTCGGCCAGCGCAGCCGCCAGCAAAGGATGCTGGCCAAGCCCAGGTGCGCGCGGGGATGGCCTGGGTATATGACCGCTACGCTAAGGGCTATGAGGCGCTGTACCCGCTGCAGGCTGAAGCGAAGAACGCTGGGCGCGGGCTGTGGAGCCAGCAGGCTATGCCACCTTGGGAGTGGCGAAAATCCAAAAAGGAGCAGCACCCATGACAGCAGCACCCCGTCTCCAATACACCGACGTTCGCACCCGCCTGGTGGACGGCAAGCCGCTCATAGGCCTGAGACACAGGGCAAAGGCGGCCGGAGATATGCCGATCTCGACAGTCTGGGTGGAGATGCCACCAGAGGATGTCGTGGGCCTGATCAAGACGCTGCAGGCAACACTGGATGAACTAAGCAGAGTGGAATAGGCAGCCCAGAGTTATTACCGCCCCACGCGGATCGTGGGATCTCTGAAAGGAAAGTCATGGCGCAGAACGTGCAGATTATGTGCATCAACAAAACCGACAGGCAGAGCGCTCATGAACGCATCCGAAGAGTAGGCGGGATAAATCCCGATGGCACCCGCTGGGGTCTTCCAATCGAAGACGCCATTGCCGGTGACGAGCAGGGAAAGTGGAAGTTCTATGTCCACGTCAATGGAACTTCGGTCTGGGTTGATGTTGCTGTAAGTGCGCATGGCAACAAGTACCTCAAGACACGCAACGACGGCGAACAACCGAACAACCTGCTCAGCCTTCCTGAGTGTCCGTAGGCGCTGCTTCGACTGAGCCGATGCACATCACGCGCACGCCGTGCGGGTTCGGCCGATAGACAGAGTTCTTTCCGTGGCATGAGTAGCCCTCGCCCACGGCCTGCGCCTGGGCGAGGAGCCACAGCCAGCGTTGCAGTTCCTCCAGGCTCGCCATGATCGAAAACCGGCCGTCATAGACCACATTCCACTGGCCTGTGGCGCCATCCTCTTTCACCTCCACACGGGGCACCAGATAGCCGTCAATCGTCACGGCTTGACCCGTGGTCTGCACTGGCAGTATCTCAAGCATGCTTGCCCTTCCAGCCGCCCACCGAGGCGGCTTTTTTGCGCCCGCCGGGTGGTGGGCATGGTGGGAGTGTAGCGAATTTTAATTAGTCCGACTGTTGACTTATAAAACAGTTGGACTAATAATTCTTCTGAGCGCGCCACCCCGGCGCCCCACAGGAGATGCAGATGCAAGAGTCCCCCAAGGCCACACCGGCCAAGATCGTGATCAAGCACCGCTACACGGACGCGGTTCTTTTCGAGTACCAACCCACCGAGGAGCAGCAGGCCAGCGGCTTGGCCATGCGCGCGGCGCTGGAGTCCAGCGTGAAGGACGGCGCGAACCTGGGCGGCGCGAACCTGGGCGACGCGTACCTGGGCGGCGCGAACCTGCGCGGCGCGAACCTGCGCGGCGCGAACCTGGGCGGCGCGTACCTGGGCGGCGCGAACCTGCGCGGCGCGAACCTGCGCGACGCGTACCTGGGCGGCGCGAACCTGCGCGGCGCGTACCTGGGCGGCGCGTACCTGGACGGCGCGAACCTGCGCGGCGCGTACCTGGGCGACGCGTACCTGGACGGCGCGAACCTGCGCGGCGCGAACCTGCGCGACGCGAACCTGGGCGACGCGAACCTGCGCGGCGCGTACCTGGGCGACGCGAACCTGGGCGGCGCGTACCTGGGCGGCGCGAACCTGCGCGGCGCGAACCTGCGCGACGCGTACCTGGGCGGCGCGAACCTGCGCGGCGCGAACCTGCGCGACGCGTACCTGGGCGGCGCGAACCTGCGCGGCGCGAACCTGCGCGGCGCGAACCTGGGCGGCGCGTACCTGGGCGGCGACAAGAAGCTGATTGGGGGGCGTCCCATCTTCGTGGTCGGTCCCATCGGCTCTCGCTCCGACTTCTTCACAGCCTACCTGACCGACAAGGGTGTCTACCTGCGCACAGGCTGCTTCTTCGGCACCGAAATCGAGTTCACCTCGAAGCTGGGCAAGGAGCACGGTACGAATGAGCACGCGCAGGAATACATGGCCGCGCTGGAGCTGATCCGCTGCCACGCAAATCTGTGGACGCCCAAGGAAGACGCCACCAAGACTGGTGCACAGGCTGAGACGGCAGAGGCCTGACATGGACACCATGCGTCCCGTCATGTCCGAGTGCTGCGCCGCGCCCGCGCTGCCTGGGTCCCAGTCCCTCAACGACGATGACCTCTACATCGTCAACCTGCGCACCCGCACCATCGTGCGTGAGTTCGGCGCGTCGAGCCCCAGCGCCACGGTAGCGCGTGCAGGCGGCCTGCCTGTGCGGCCGGGCCACGCTCTGGTCACTGGCATGGCTGCTCGCGGCCTGGGGCTCGTGTCGTGAACACGCCCCGCTACCTCGCCGACGCGCCCGCGGCGCTCGCAGCCAGCACTGCGGCGCAAGCACAGGCCAAGGCCGATCAAGTCGCACACGACGAAGCCCGCGCGCGGCGCAGTGCCGAAGCGGCAGCCATTGGCGCCGATCTCGACCCCGATTCCATCGAACAGGGAGAGCCCGAATGAAGCGCGAACCCGCCTTTCTGGACAACTGCTTCAAGCAATTCCCCCGCACTGCACGCCATGACGGCCACGCCATCTACCAGTGCCGCCAACCACTGCATGTGCGCGTGCTGACCTTCCTCGTTCTGTGGGGCTGGCTGTTCCTGCTGGGGCTGCTGATCGCGCTGGCGCTGTCTGGCTGCGACACCGACCCCTACGAGCCGGTTGCTGTCCAGGCTGCCCGTGAAGATGCCGAAGCCAAAGCCAGCAGGGAATGGGTTGGCCAGCAGGTCTGCGGCCCGCGTGCCACGCCCGAATGGCTGGACGACAAGACGCTGCGCTGCTTGCGCAATGCCGATCGACCATGACTCGCCCGCAGGCCCAGGGCGAATGCCTCAAGCCCACGCTGGAGCGCAAGCACGCATTGCAGGCAGCGCGCCGCCTGCGCGACCGAGACAAGTCCGTTCAAGCCTACCGCTGCGCCACATGCGGCGGCTGGCATGTCGGCACCAGTAGCGGACTGCAAAAGCAGCGCCGCATCAAGACCCTTCGCACTAACCACCACCCTCATCTGGAGCAACGCATGCCAGAGAACTTCACCGCGCGCGACGTGTATGCGCGCCACACCAACAAGGAAGGCCATTCCTATGTGGCTGTTCACCGCGTCTGGAGCGCTGAGCGCTTCTTCGCTGCTCGTGCTGCCGAAGCGGCCAAGGACGGCGGCAAGGCCCGCTGCGAGCAGATCACCGAAGAGCAATACCGCAAGGAGCGCGCATGAACACCCTCGTCAAGAGCGAAAACACGGCACTCCCCACTTTGAGCGAGACCGAACTGCTGGAAGTGCTGGAATCCAGCCTCTACCCCGGCGCCAATCATCAGTCGATCAAGATGGTGCTCGGCTACTGCAAGGCAGCAGGCTTAGATCCGATGCGCAAGCCAGTCCACATCGTGCCTATGTGGGACAGCAAGGCCAAGAGAATGCGCGACGTGACTATGCCGGGTATCGGCCTGTATCGCACGGATGCGGCCCGCACTGGTGAGCACGTTGGCACCGATGAGCCGCTGTTTGGCCCCATGGTTGACTACGACCTAAGCGGCACCAAGGTTACCGTTCCGGAATGGTGCAAGGTCACCGTCTACCGGCTCAAGAACGGCTTGAAGTGCGTCTACACGGCCACCGAATACTGGATCGAGAACTACGCCACGGCTGGCAAAGACACCACGGCTCCCAACACCATGTGGAAGAAGCGTGGCCGTGGGCAATTGGCGAAGTGCGCCGAGGCTCAGGCGTTGCGCAAAGGTTTTCCAGAAGTTGGCAATCAGCCAACGGCCGACGAGATGGAGGGCAAGACCCTGGACATGGGGCCCGCCGAAGTTGTTCAGCCCCCCGTTGCTCCGCCGGCACTCATGGCCTGGCCTGCCGATGCCTTTGCAGCTCGCCTCTCGAAATGGCAGGCCGCCATCAACACCGGCTCCAGCCACGACGAAATCATTGCCTTCGCCCGCACCAAGGGCACGCTGACCGCCGAGCAGGAGGCCGCCATCCGCGCGCTGCGCCATGTGGCGGCACTGGCAGACGCTCCCACCTTCGACACCGTGGTCCAGAAGCTGCGCGCCGCACAGAACGAAGACAAATTGAACGTCGCCGCCGACCTGATCAACAGCGTCACCGATACGGCGCAGCAGGCCGAGCTCAACGCCATCTACGAAGCCCGCCTGGGCGAAATGGCCTGAAGGGAGACCCACCATGCAAACACACGACGTACAACAAGGCTCCCAGGTGTGGCACACGCTGCGCGCCAGCCACTTCACGGCCAGCGAAGCCCCGGCCATGATGGCAGCATCGCCCTACCAGACGCGCTCCGATCTGCTCAAGCAGAAGGCCACGGGCATCGTGGACGCCGAGACGGACGGCGCCAAGCAGGCGCTGTTCCAGGCCGGGCACGACGCTGAGGCCGCATTCCGCCCGTTTGCCGAGGAAATGATCGGCGACGACCTCTACAACATCACCGGCACGCTGGACGTTGAAGGTCTGCCGCTGCTTGCCAGCTTCGATGGCCTGACGATGGATCGCACCATGGGCTTCGAGCACAAGCTGTGGTCGAAGAAGGTCGTGCAGCACATCGAGCAGCACGGCGAGCCGCCCATCCACCACTGCTGGCAGATGGAACAACAGCTCCTGGTTTCTGGCGGCACCAGCATTCTGTTCGCCTGCAGCAATGGTACGCGCGAGCAGTCCATCACCTGTCGGTACCAGTCGAAGCCCGAGCGCCGCGCTGCGCTGATCGCCGGATGGAAGCAGTTCGCCGCCGATCTGGCCGCATACCAGCCCGATGCCAACAGGCCTGCGCCCGTGGTGGCCGCGCCGGTTGAAAGCCTGCCCGCCGTCAGCGTACGCGTGGACGGTCAGCTCGCCATCGTCTCCAATCTGCCAGCCTTCGGCGTCGCGCTGCGCACCTTCATCGACGGCATCCCCGCAGAGCCCAGCACCGATCAGGAGTTCGCTGACACCGAAGCTGCGTGCAAGGCACTCAAGCGCGCCGAGGACGAGCTGGGCGCCGCAGAAGACCATGCCCTCGCGCAGTTGGTGGACGTGGGCGAGATGCGCCGCCTCGTCGCCGACTACAAGGCTCTGGCTCGCACCACCCGCCTGCAGCGCGAAAAGCTGGTGACCTTCCGAAAGGAACAGATCCGCTCCGAGATCGTCTCCAGCGGCGAGAAGGCCTTGGCCGCCCACGTCGCCGCGTTGAACCAGCGCCTCGGCGGCGCCTTCATGCCCAAGGTGTCGGCCGACTTCGGCGGCGTCATCCGGGGCAAGCGCACCGTGGACAGCCTGCGCGATGCCGTCTCCACCGAACTTGCGCGCGCCAAGATCGACGCCAGCGAAACAGCCGACCGCATTGACGCGAACCTCAAGCTGCTGGGCGAGCAACAGAAGTTCGCAGGACTATTCCCTGACGCCCATGCCCTAGTGCAAAAGGCATCCGACGATCTGCGCGCCGTCATCTCATCGCGCATTGCCGCGCATGAGGCCGAGCAGCGCGCCACGCTGGAAGCTGAACGCGAGCGCATCCGGGCTGAGGAGCAGGAGAAGGCGCGCCGCGAAGCCGAGGCCAAAGCAGCCGCCGAAGCGCAGGCCAAGCGCGCCGAGTTCATCAAGTTGGAACAGGACGCTCAGGCCGGCATCGCCGAGGCGCGGGCCGAAGGCACACTGCCCGGCCCGCTGCTGGACGACCTGAGCAACCTGGCGCGTGATCTGCGCGCCGAAGGCGTCGCAAACATCGACGCCCGCCAGGTCATCACGGCGGCGCAGCGCGCACCAGCCCTGGCCAGCGATGGCCCGGCCAACCTGCTGATCGGCGCCATCAACGCTCAGCTCGGCTACGTCGTCAACGCCGCATTCCTGGCGCAACTGGGTTTCCAGCCCGTTCGCGCCGACGGCGCCCGCCGCTTCTACCGCGACGCCGACATGCCGCGCATCGGTCGCGCCATCGCGCAGCACACCCTCCGCGTCACCCAACTGCAGGAGGCCTGATCATGACCCTCGCCCTCTTCTACGACACAGAGACGCAAGGCCTGCCGCTCTTCAGCGAGCCCTCCGAGCACCCCGGCCAGCCGCACATCGTGCAGCTCGCCGCCTGCCTGGTGGACCTCGCCTCGCGAAAGACCATCGCCAGTATGGACGTGATCGTGCGCCCTGACGGCTGGACGATCCCCGATCAGGTGGCTGCCATCCACGGCATCACGACTGAGCATGCAATGGATGTGGGCATCCCCGAGGCCCAGGCCGTGGACATGTTCATGAGCCTGTGGCGCGGCCGCCTGCGCATCGCGCACAACCAAGCATTCGATGCCCGCATTCTGCGCATCGCCCTCAAGCGCCACGTCGATCCGCGCGAGCCCGGCCTCGTCATCCCACCTTCCGACGATTGGAAGGCCAGCCGCGCCGAGTGCACGCAGTTGCTCTCCACGCCCATCCTGGCACTGCCGCCCACGGCCAAGATGCGCGCCGTCGGCCGCAACCACTTCAAAAGCGCCAACCTGCGCGAGGCCTACAAGCACTTCACTGGCCGCGAGCTGGAGAACGCGCATAGCGCCATGGCGGACGTGCAGGCCTGCATGGAGGTGTACTTCGCCATCAAGGGCACACCAGCAGCCAAGGGAGCGGCGCAATGAGCATCGCCGAAATCCGCCACTTCCACCTCTTCTGCGGCCTGGGCGGCGGCGCGCGCGGCTTCAACCGTGCCTCCCCGCGCGTCGGCACCATGCAGGCGAAGTTCCGCTGCATCGGCGGCATCGATGTGGATCCGGCCAGCATCCGTGACTTCGGCCGCCTCGCAGGTACGCGCGGCACCGTGCTGGATCTGTTCGACCGCGAGCAATACCGCGACTTTCACGGTGCCGAGCCGCAGTCCGACTGGCGTGAGGCGACCACCTCCGACATTCACCGCGCGGCCGGCGGCGAGCGCCCGCACATCGTGTTCCTGTCGGCGCCCTGCAAGGGCTTCTCCGGGCTGCTGTCCGAGGGCAAGAGCAAGACCGACAAGTACCAGGCGCTTAACCGCCTCACGCTCCGCGGCGTCTGGCTGATGCTGGAGGCATGGCGCGACGATCCGCCAGAGCTGGTGATCTTCGAAAACGTGCCGCGCATCGCCACGCGCGGGCGCCACCTTCTGGATCAGATCGTGGACTTGCTGCGCGCCTACGGCTACGCCGTCGCCGAGACCACCCACGACTGCGGCGAGCTGGGCAACCTGGCCCAGAGCCGCAAACGCTTCCTGCTGGTGGGCCGCCACATCGCCAAGGTGCCGCCTTTCCTCTACGAGCCGCACAGCCGTCCGTTGCGCGCCGTGGGCGACGTGCTGGGCCGCATGCTAATGCCCGGCGACGTGCGCGGCGGCCCCATGCACCGTGTGCCCAGCCTGCAGTGGAAGACATGGGTGCGTCTCGCGTTCGTTGAGGCCGGTAGCGACTGGCGCTCGCTCAACCGGCTGACCGTCGAGGATGGACAGCTGCGCGACTACTTGATCATGCCGGAGAACCGTAACAGCGGATTCCTGGGCGTTGGCAAGTGGGATGCCCCCAGAGGCACCGTCACCGGACGGAGCCTGCCCAACAACGGTGATTTCTCTGTTGCAGACCCTCGCCAGCAGCTCTACGCCGCTGGCTATGGTGTCACGCCGTGGGACGCACCGAGCGGCGCCGTGGCAGGCGAGTCTCTGCCGTCGAATGGCAAGTTCGCCATACAGGATCCGCGCTTCGGCCAGTCCGCGAAGTGGAACGACGGGCAGGCCCTGGGCGTGCGCCGCTGGGACGAAGCCACTGGCACCGTGGCTGGGCAGCAAGGCCCTGGCCAGGGTGCGTACAGCGTGGCGGACCCACGCCACACCGGCCCGGCGAAGCACTCCAACGAGTTCCGCATCGTAAGCTGGGACAAGTCCTCGATGGCTGTCACCAGTGCGCACGGTACTGGCCAGGCTGTGGCCGACCCCAGGCCGGACTGGAATGGCAGGCACGGCCACCTTCACGTCAGCGACTGGCGCCGGACAAGCCGCACGGTAACGGCGGGCGGCAAAGGCGTGCAAGGCGGTTACCTGTCCGTGGCCGATCCTCGACCGAATATGCAGCGCGGCAAGGGCGATCACTACCTGACTGGCGGCCACTACGGCGTTGTGCGCTATGGCGACTCCAGCGGGGCCGTGAGCGCATCAGCATGCCACGACAACGGCCCCTGGAGCGTTGCTGATCCGCGCCCCATGCCTGCACCAGCTGAAAAGCTGGTCTGCCGCATTCGCGCTCTGGACGGCACATGGCACCGCCCCTTCACCACCTTGGAACTTGCCGCGCTGCAGTCGCTGGTGGACCCCGAGGAGATGCTGGAACTGGACGGCCTGAGCGATCAAGCCTGGCGCGAACGCATCGGCAACGCTGTGCCCAGCTCAGCTGCAGAGGCAATCGCCCACGTCATGGGCGAGACGCTGCTGCTGGCCTGGAGCGGTGAAACGTTCCTGCTGTCGGCGCAGCCGATCTGGGTGCGGCCGATGGTGGCGGCGCTGGCAGTGGCGCAAGGGAGTGCGGCATGAGTTTCCAAGTCCCAAATCAATTCCGCCTTCGCAAGGGTCCCTATGGCACCGATGAAAGCCACGGAAACAACGGAGCCTTCTTCATCCCATCCAGGCCTGGCCAAGTGCCGCTGAAGGTTTTGGCATCTGACGGCCTAGGCTGGGATCACGTAAGCATCAGCCTTCCCAACCGCTGCCCAACCTGGGACGAAATGTGCCGCATCAAGGCTCTTTTCTGGGACGAAGAGGATGCCGTGATGCAGCTGCATCCACCTCGCTCGGACTGGGTGAACAACCACCGATTCTGTCTGCACCTGTGGCGTCCTCAGCAGGCAGAGATCCCGCTACCGCCGGCTGTCATGGTGGGTATCAAGGAATGCGGAGTCATGGCATGACCACCGCCGCCTTCTCTGCCCTCATCGGCCCCACTGGCCGCGCTATCGCCGCCGTGCGCAACACGCATTGCAAGCCGCCCCGTTCCGCCCCCAGGGGCCCGTGAGCGGCCACATCAACTGCCCCAAGTGCGGCAGCCGTCTCAACTTCACCGTGTCGGCCGAGGGCCACACGTCGGGCCGCTGCGTGGCGGCGGCCTGCATTCGATGGAGCATGCAATGACCACCAACACTAATGCCGCCAGCGTGGCGGCCGAGCAGGCCGAAGCGCTTTCCGTCCTGATCTCCCATGCAGAAGGCCGGATCAGTCACGACTACGGCGGGCGCTGTCCCGATGGACACAACGGGCCAGATTCACGCGCTCCCAAATGTCCGGTGTGCAAGGCGCTGTTGGCGTGCGCCGCCCTCGCCTCCTCTGGAGCAGCCCCAGATGCGCTTTACTCCATGGACACCGACCCACAAGGCATCCGCGCTCTCGTGGCAGACACCATCATGGGCGCGCTGGCCTTCGGTGCGCAGGGCAACAACCCACCGCCAGAAGGCCACTGGCTGACGCCCTTCTGGGAGATGGCTCGCAATGAGCGCACCTCCCCTGGAGCGGTAGCGGCACCCGCCGAGGCCGATCCGGACGAGTTGCAGCGAACACTTGAGCGGCTGGATTCCAAAGACCTTGCCGCATGGGCGGATCGCGGCATGGCTCTTGCCGAAAACCTCGCCATGTACGTGCAGGGGACATGTCCGCTGCGCGCAGGGCAAGCGCGGGACACGCTGCGGGCGCATCTGTTCAGTGCGCAACCCCGGCCCAAGGCAGAGGTAGCGGCAGAGCCGTCCCTGTCCGTCCAGGCCGAGCATGAGGCTCGATGGCAGTGGGCTCGAAAGAACCTACTGTCGGCGACCTTCCAGTCCGGCCGGCACAACAGCGGCGCAACCAGTCTTTCGCCCGTCGGCGAGGCGAACACCGATTGGTACTGGGACCGTGTCGTGGATGACCTGCGCGCCCCCAGCACCCAAGGAGTTAGCCATGTCCGCTCTGAATAAGGCCCAGCAAGCAGAACCGACTGTGGACGCCACGCTCCGCCGCATTGTCGCCCTTGCCGGAACCTACGCCAGCATCGTCGCGAATTACCCGGGCAACCACAAAGAAATCGACCGTGCCTATCGCGCCATGTGCGAGCGCATGCGCAGCGAACTCAGCGCGCTGGCAGGACAGGCAGCGCCTGCTGCTGTGGCGGGGCCGAGCGATGAAGCAATCCTGGCAGCAGCGCCAGCGAACGATGGGCCGCCATCAGGCTATCTACCCATCCCGGAGGATGATCGGGAGCGGCGGCTATTCGACTGCGCGACCAGAACCTATGGTGGCGACGTGCGGGCGAACATCAACCTGACGTTGCGGCAGTTCGCCAAGCAACGTCCAGGCGGATCGTTCGCAGCGATCTGCGACATCATTGCCAACGAGGTGCTGCAACTGCATCGCTGGCCAATCGCCAACGCGCCACATGAAGAGCGGGCAGCGGACGCCTCCGCATCAGGTGGGGCAGCGCCTGTAGCAGATGGGGATGCGGAGGATGCTGCGCGTTGGCGCGAAACGCTGATGCATGTAGGTGCGGCAAATCATCTCGGAGGTCAGCACTTCACGCTCAACACGCTGCGCATCGTGGATCAGATGTTCCTGCTGCGTGGCAGCGTCGCCCAGCACTTCACCATGTGCATCGACGCATCGCGCGCCTCCCGCGCCCAGGCTCAGCAAGGAGGTGAGTGATGTTCATCTGGACTATTTCAGACGCCATCAGCATCGTGGCTCTGGCCCTTGTCGCGTTGGTGTTCCTGGCGGTATACGGCAAGACTGTACTTAGCCAGGTGCGGTGCAAGCACGACGGCAGTGTGCACGAAACGAGTGCCTGCGATGCCATCTGCGCACAGTGCGGCAAGAACCTCGGGTTTATCGGGGCTTGGCGAGAGCGCTCCCAGGCCCAGGAGAACAAGCATGGCTGACGAAACGGAAGGCGACTTCTGGCGCGACGTTCGCCCTGCGATGCAGGAAGCCAGCAAACAGCGCAAAGCCGCGAACCGAGCCGCAGCGACGAAGCTGCTCAAGGCAGCCGGCCTGGCTTTCGAGTCCAAGAACGACGGCGCGCATCTCGTCGTCCGCGACAACGGAATGGTCTTCGACTTCTGGCCCGGCACCGGGCTATGGCAGATGCGCGGCGCGCGGCATCAACGGCGCGGCGTGCACGCGCTGCTAAAGACTATCGGGAAGGAGCCCACGAATGGCTGACACCTACACAACGACAGTGACCGAGTTTGTGCCGGGCGAAGTCGTTACCGCCACCCTGGATGTGCAGGTCACCACAGGAGAGCGGCAAACAGGGCCCATCCTCGTTGGGTTCTATCCGAACTCTGGCGACGATGACCCTGAGCTGTGGCTGGAACAAGATGGTCGCCGCGTGCAGTTCCCCTGCTCTGCCCTGCCCGCCATGGTGAAGCAGCTTCGCCGGGCCGAGAAGATCGCACGGGAGGCCTCCCATGGCTGACCTCGTGCTGCCGCTCAAGCGCGAGTACTTCGAGGCAATCCGCGACGGCTCCAAGACCGAGGAATACCGGCTGTGCACAGCCTACTGGCAGAAGCGGCTGGCCTCACCCTTCGGGCTCTATGACCGCATCGTGCTCACGCTCGGCTACCCACGCCGCGATGACTATTCGCGCCGCCTCGTGCGCCCATGGCAGGGCTACACCATCAAGACCATCACGCATCCGCACTTCGGCCCGGAGCCTGTGACGGTTTACGCGATCAACGTTCAGTAGGCATCCAATGGCTGACACCACAAGCGCAGCGCAGAGCGAGCGCGAGCAGTTCGAGGCATGGATGGCAACCCGGCTTGGTCCTGCTGGCGCCACTCATCCGTTCCTGGCGTGGCAGGCCGCCAGACGCGCCCAGCCCACGCCACCGGCTGTAGCGCCGAGCAGTCATGTCCTTGTCCCGGTTGAAGTCGCCAACCTGTACGACTTCATGCATACGGCGTTCAACCCGATGACCAGCCAGCAAGATCAGATCGAAATCTCCCTGGATCTGGCGAGAAAGGCTTGCGGCTATCGGCACATTGCAGCAGGCGCAGTCGCGCCACCGGCTGTAGTGGAGCCGCCCGAGCTGTCGCCCGACTTCACGGACACGGCGCGCGCCGCCCTGCTGTGGGTGCTGTGGCATCACCAGGGCGGCAGCAGCCCGGTGGGGCAACCCATCCGCTTTGCCTTGGGCATGGGTCAACACGACAGGCTCAACGACCACCAGCTTGCCGAAGCCAAGCGGTGGGAGAAGCTGCACCCAGTGAATCCTGCTGTGTGGGCGCGCGGGCCAGAGCCTCTGACTTCGGCGCAGCGCCGGACCCTGCTGGATCGTCTTGGAGCGCGCGCCGAAGGTATGGACGGGGAAACCTGGGACCAGATGGTTATTGATGCGGTAGAGGCGCACCACGGCATCACCGACAAGCAGAAGGAGAACGACCATGGCTGACCCGTACGACCGGCTACGCGAACTGTGCGCGGGCCGCGAGGAATGGCACATCCGCAAGGGCGACAGCATCACGATGTGGTTCACGTATGCGGACAGCACCTGCCCAGAGCGCGATGCCCATGAGTGGCTGGACCGCAATCAGCGCAACAGCCCCGCGCGGTTCGCCGGATACGAAGTGGTGAAGGTGATCGAGCAGACGGAATTGCAGCAGCTGGCCCTGGCCACTCTCGACTCTCTGCAGGTCGAAGCTGCAGCAGCCGAGGCATCTATCGGAAACCTGTCCCGCTTGGTTGATGAGCTGCGCGCAGACAGCGAACGCCTGGAATGGGTGCTGCGCCGTTGCCATGGCACTTGGCTGCGCGCCTATCTTGGCGTTGTCAGCGACACGGGCGATATGGAAACGCTGCGCACGTTGATCGACGCGAATCGTGGTGCGCTCAGTTCCGCCCACGGCATCAAGGGAGACAGCCATGCCTGACGCCCAAGAGCTGGCCGACCGCTGGTATGCAGAGCACGGCCCCTGCTGCGCCGGTTGCGACTGGTGGCACCAGCACAACAGCATCGTTGGCGAGTGCCGCCGCTCTGCGCCAGTGCCTGCAGATCAGCGCATCGCAATGCTGGGCATGCACGGCACGACCTACCCGCTTGCGGCTGGCCATGTCCTGACGCCGCGCGAGCACCACTGCGGCGACTTCAAGGACGATTTCGACTGGCACACCCTGCCGCCCCACTATCTGCGGCGGATCGGATGGCAAGGAGCACCCCATGGCCTCCCGACGTAGCCGCAACCAGTGCGACAGGCGCGCGCCTGTTCCAGATTTCGATGAACCACCAGAGCCCGTAAGCGCTGGCACTCAGGAAGAACGCGCAACATGACCCGCGTCTACAAGATCACTGGCGAAGCCTGGACGGGCACAGAAGTGGGCCGCAATGGCAACATGATCACCTTGCGCGGCAGCCAAAAGCACTGGCCGTTCCCACAAGAACGCACGCTGGCACGCTCCGCGCTCACCTATATGCACGGGGCGCCAGAGCCCGACACGGAGCCTGGGCGCGAAGGGCCAGAGCCTGTGCAGTTTGAAGACCGCACAGCGAGCCTGTTCAGCGACAACACCACGAAAGGAACATCAGCATGAGCGCCCTACTGCGCCTGCCCAGCGTCATCGAGCGCGTAGGCTTGCAGCGCACAGCCATCTACGACCGCATCAGCTGCGGCCTGTTCCCCGCGCCCATCAAGCTCGGCCCGCGCGCCAGCGTGTGGCCCGCGCATGAAGTCGAAGCCTGCAACGACGCCATCATCAAGGGAAAGACCGCCGAGGAAATCAAGGCACTGGTGCAGCAGCTCCTGATCCAGCGCGGAGCATGATCGACTCGCCCCGCACCGCGTCCAGATGGTCAGCCCAAGCCTGCATCATCCTGGCGCGCCGCGGTAGGTACTGGGCGTAGTTGTACGCCGCCGACACCCGGTCGCGCTCCTGGTGCGCCAGTTGCAGCTCGATGTGAGCGTGATCCATCCCCATCTCATGCAGTGCCGTACTGGCCACACCCCGGAACCCGTGGCCCGTCATCTCCCCCTTGAACCCCATCCGGTACAGCGCGAACAGCAACGTGTTGTTGCTGATGGGCTTCTCATGGTCCGTGTTGCCGGGGAACAACAGCTCTTCGCCGGTCCCAGCCTTCCTCAGCGCTTCGAGAACGGCGATGGTCTGCCGCGCCAAGGGAACGATATGCGCGGTCGGCATCTTCATTCGGCCAGCCGGAACAGTCCAGCGCCGCCCTTCAAGGTCGAACTCCCCCCAGCGCGCGCCGATCAGCTCGCTCGTGCGCAGAAACGTCAAGGACATCAAGTGCAACGCCAGCCGCGTGCGCTCGTGCCCGTCATACCGGTTGATCGCCTGTAGTAGCACCGGTAGCCGCTCGGGCGACACGCGCGCGTAGTTGTGCTCCACCACCGGTTGCAGAACGTCGCTTGGCTCGATGTCCCGCGCCGGGTTGTGATCGGCCAGCCCGTGGCCAATGGCATACCGGAACACCTGCCCGCTGATCTGGATGGCCCGGCGCGCAAGGTCGTTGGCTCCGCGCTTTTCCACCGCCTTGGCCGTTGCCACCAAGTCGGGGGCCTTGATCGCAGTGATGGGTAGGCTGCCCAGCCTGGGGAACACGTCCAACTCCAGGCGGCGCAACACCTGGGCCGCGTGCTTCTCGGTACGCGTGCGCTTCCAGCTTGCGTGCCAGGCCCGCGCCACGGCCTCGAAGGTGTTGCCCGCCGCCGCGTTGGCCGCCATCTTCTGGCTGCGCCGCTCGGCGGACGGGTCCGCACCGTCGGCCAGCATGCGCTTGGCGTCGTCACGACGGCGGCGCGCTTCCAGCAAAGTGACTTCCGGGTAGGTGCCCAGGCTCAGACGCTTCTCCCGCCCGGCCCAGCGATACTTGAGCCGCCACCACTTCCCACCTGAAGGCGCGATCTCCAGGTACAGTCCCTCGCCATCGAACAGCTTGCGAGGCTTCTCTGCGGGCTTGGCAGCACGGATTGCAGCATCCGTCAGGGGCAT